ATGCCACCAGAACAACCACGGCAAACCGTAAACGATTTTTAACGCGTGATGCATACCGTTGGCAGGGTGGCATAATAAAAAACAGCGAGAGGGGTTAAAAATGGATAACGCAAAGAACGCACCAGAACACACCGGAGACGCACAAGCAACAGACGCAGTACCACAGTCCCACTTGATTGCACGTTAGGTGGCGTGTACGAAACCGGAGTGATTACAGCACACCCGATAAAATACTGCTGGAAAATGATGAAAACTATATTTGCAACGTGGCGGTATGCGCGAAAACATGGCTTTCCAACAGACAAATGGTACGGAGTATACATTGCCGGAACTGAATGCGTTATAGCGCATACCGGATGTATGCCGGGTGCGCTGCACAGAGCAGCAGAGATAACGGCACTGCTGAACAAACGTGCCACCTAACGCTGATTAGNCACCCTAAAAACCAGGAAAAAACGACATTCAAGGTGCATAATCCTGATTTTATGTCCGTAACAGCCTGAAACTACAGCATCACTAAAAGTAAAAGCGACCTAAAAAACGGGAAAAACGACAATGACAGAGTTTGAGAAATTACTAAAAGAATATCGTGAGCAAGATGATCCTGCTTATCCGACCAGCGAAGAAGTCAAGCTGAAGTGGTTATACAACGCCGCCCTTGAAGCTGCTGCGGGGAAGGCTGAGTCAATAGAAGGATCATGGGCTGACTTGGAGTGGAATCAAGCAAGTAGAGATATCACCGCTGCCATAAGGGGGATGAAGGGATGAGTTGCCATAAGTGCGAAGAGTGGTATGCGATATTAGCAGATGCCAGTATGGATAGCAAAGCAGACTGCCCATACTGCCGTATAGCCGAGCTTGAGCAGCAAAACGACAAGCTGGTTGAGGTGTTGAAATTAGCAAAGCTACAACTAGAGAGTAGAAGTGGTGATATAGGACTACATGCAACATTAGCTGTTATAACTACAGCACTCAAGGAGATAGGCAATGACTAACAATGAGAAAGAGCAGGAGGTGGAACAATGAACAGCTTTGTACTAAACAGTAGGCACATAGAAGCCTTAAAGGCTGATATTAACGTGCGTAATAGTTATATCAATGAACTTGAGAGTAAGGTTGACCAACAGCAATTCTAGCTCAAGCTGCTGGCAGAGGCGGTGTTGGAGGAACATGGGTATAAAGAACGATATGACTTTAGCGAAAAACAATTAGTCGAAGAACCTTGCGATTGTGAAGCCGGCCAACTGGCACGGGAGATTGCGGAGGTGGGAAATGATTAGTGATAACCAGTCCGAGTTGATTGAGCTCGTTAGAGGCAGTAAAGGAGCCTGATTATGGGAAGAGGCAACGGAATAACATCCCCTGAAGCGGTTGAGACTATAAAAGAACTGGTTTCTAAACATGGACAGGCCGGAACTACGGAGCAGGATATGGCGAGCGAATTTGCAAAATGGTTCGAGGCGCAGCACGGAAAGCGCCCCGGAATGGAAAAACCGTCGTGGCAGGTTTTGGAAGAACTTCGGCGAGCGCAGTACGAATGCGCCCGACTTGAGGCGATATATCGGGCGCAGGAAATTTACGACGAGCGGCGAACGTCAGCACTGTACGCATGGCAAGCGCGCTCTAACGCGCACGAGATAACCGGCGTGAAACGTCCGAGTTGATTGAAATTTATGAGAAGGAACGACTCAATGACTGACAACGAGAAGATAAAGATAGTACGTTGGATGGGTCTATACAAAGGTTGGTCTGATGCTGATATGCTAAAAACTTTTGTCGATCACATTCCTGACTACTCCACTGATGCCGAGGCGGTACAACTGCTGAACGTACTAGCTGAGAAGGGGTATGGTCCCGGTCTACTATACAACAGAGGTACACCAGGAGGTTGGTATTTACTGGTGTTCGACGGTGATGTTCACCACACGGGAGGCTACAAGCCCACAATCCACGAAGCCATTGTAGCAGCAGTGCTGGAAGTTATTAAGAGGGAGCAAGATGGCAACCAGTGACGTTCGACTGACGAAAGACTCTCTCTCTCTGCACACTGGACAATGTGTATGGATCAGTCGAGCTAGTAGAAGATAGGAAATACGAAGAGGGGAAACTCTGGCTAGGTGGTCACGCTATACACCGAGATAGGAACGGAGTAATTACAAAGGTTACTGAGCCGGAGTATTACTGTTGTGTGGAGGTAGGATCGTGCCTACTATAAAAATAGTTAGAACTTATGATGAACATGATTGTGATGATTGTGGTCTGTCTACAGCAGATGGTGCAACAGTTTATATAGATGATAAAAGAGTTTTAATTCTTAAGCCTGTTGCTCATTGTTATGGTGGTATGACATACAACGATGAAGATATTTTTAAAGCAGTGCTAGAATATATAGATTATACCGTGGAGGTAATTATTGGCTAGAAGATCACACAAAGAAAAGGTAAGGTTTAGAAAAAGAAAGAGAGTCATGCAGAGATGGGCTAACAAGGCTGCTAAAGATATGGCTACTTATATTGACAGTTGTATATTGCTAGAGTTCAGGAGGGAATATGAAGCTAAATCAACAACAGATTAAAAGGCTCAAAGCTCTACACAATGATGTTGACAAAAACTGGCCGCTCAGGAAAGGTAAAAACGAATTTCTTGCTTACCTTAGAGGTGAAGAGGTAGGCCGTGCTGGTAGTATGTTAGCAGCCTGCTATGCCTGTATGGTAGGTTATGATGGTGGTCCAGAAGATTGTAAAGGAGTAAGTTGTCCCATGTATCCATACTTTCCGTACCGCACAGAACGTTCTCGTAAAGAGTATACACCTGAGCAGCGAGAGGCTATGATGGAACGTATTGCTAAGATGCAAGCTGCTCGTAAATCAAAGAGGGGATAACTACTATGACTAAATACATTGAGTGTCCTTTTTGTGGATCAACTGATTTTGGCTTGACAGATAACCGTATGTTATGTAATATAGTTTGTAAGCAGTGTTTAAAGATTCCCCACGGGTTTTATTGGACTGATGATCTAGGAGATTGTGATGATTAATACCAACTATAAAGAACTATTAATAAAGTATATCTGTCATGTTGGCGAACAGGAGGGTATATCCTTTTTAAGAACTTGGCATAGAGAGGGTTACTTTACTAAAGAATAGTGGGATGAGATGAAGTTGCTTGAGGATTTAGCAGATACTTATACTATTAATCATTATGAAACAAATAAAAGGAATCTTAAATGATTAGTGCTAGAGAATATTACAGTAACTACACCGAAGAGGAGTTAGAGAACGGAGATTTTACCAGCTACGAAGATTTCCTACAGGAGTACGGAGATTATCTTTATGATCTTCGGAGAGATAATGAACTAACGGAGTAATATCGTTATGGGAAAACTTAAACAGGATAAGTATGAATATTATAAACAGGGGGGTCTTGAACGAACGTTGTCGGGTGCTTTGTATGAGAAAGAGATTGAACTACAAGAACTACAACAACAACTAATAGAGGCACAACATCACGCTGTAATGTGGAAACGATTATATCAAGCAGAGTCTAAGACCTGTCCCGTATGCTGGTTGATTAACAAACTAACAAAAAGGGGTTGATTATGGAAAAACGATTCGGTAAAATCAAAAGTGCAGTGTTTGGTTTAGGTGGTTATCAGGACTCTATGATTGGCCTACATTTAGATTTTGGTGGGGAAGGGTGGGGAGTAAGTACAACTAAATCTGCTTGGGATTCTAATATAATTAAGCATACTGAAAGTTGTCAATGGACAGAAGAACATAGAGATGCACAATATTCAGATATTGTTAGAAAAGTGTCTGATATTTTAAAAGATGCTAAAGTAGATAGTGTTTCTAAACTTATAGGTAAACCTGTGGAGATTACTTTTGATGGTACTACTTTAAAGGATTGGCGAATTCTTACTGAGGTTATTTAACCTATGTACCTTGTTATAGATACGGAAACATCTAAAGCACCTAACCACTACCCGTGGCACAAAGATAGTTACCTATCTCTTGTAGCCCTTGTAACCAGTGATGGTGAACGTACGTGGTGGGCAATAACTCATCGAGAAGCTATACTTAAACCCACTAAGCAGATTGTACAAGAGATTCAAAACTACGTAGATAAAGCTGACTATATTGCTGGATGGAACTGTAAGTTCGATTTTCATTGGCTTAAACATATTGGAGTTACTTGGAATAAAACATATGATGGTATGGTGGCTGAGTATCTAATCAACGGACAAGACCGAGAGATACCCATCAACCTAGCCGACACAGCTATCCGTTATACCGTTCAGCAAAAGATAGATAAGGTAAAGAAGTTCTGGGACGCAGGTATTGACACCGCTAACATACCCCTTGAGATTCTAGCTGAGTACTGTATAGGTGACTGTGTTACCACGATGGAAATTCTAAAGAAACAGTTACCAAAGATTCAAGAGCTGGGTCTTACTCGATTGAATCATCTACACCAAGCGTTCGTTACGTGCTTACATGAGATTGAGTGGAACGGCTTCACCGTAGACCAAAAGTTTCTAGCTGAACAGACAGTAGTTTATAAGGAAAAACTAGATGCTATTGAAAAAAATATGCGTGAGTGCGTGTACTCTTATTTTCCTGAGCTTGTTCCTTGTGAGTTTAATCCCAATAGCGGTGAGCATCTATCTGCTGTTTTATACGGGGGAAAGATTAAGTACGTGGGTAAGGAGTGGGTAGAAAAAGAACGAAAGGACGGTACAGTAAGGAGGTACGAGCGTAACTGTGATGCTTGGATAGAAACTAAGGGGTTTGGTATTAAACCACTGAAAGGTATTGCTGCTGCAAAGGAGGGGTTCTACAAAACAAATAAAGAGACTCTTAAACAACTAAGACCACGAACAAAGGACGCTAAAGCTTTTCTTGAACTTATTAGTGAGCAAGCACAGGTGTCAAAGATTTACACAACCTACCTAGTAGGTATGGCCGAACATTTACAAAGCGACGGTAAGATTCACGCAGGATTTAATCAGTGCTTTACTGTTACAGGGCGTCTAAGTTCATCAAAACCAAATCTTCAGAACCTACCACGAGGCGGTACTGACACCGTAGCAAAGCGTTTGTTTATAGCAAGTGATTCAGACCGTGTTATTATGAACGGGGACCTTGGGGCGCTTGAATGGGTTGCGGCGAGTGTGTTGTGTAACGACCCTGTAATGCAAGAGGAAATTATAGCAGGTATTGATATTCACACAGCTAATAGTATTGCTATTTTTGGAGATACAGAACATAGACAGGAGAGTAAAGTTACCAGCTTTAGAGCCTTGTATGGAGGAAGTGCTTACGCTTTCTTTGCTGACCCTAACATGCCTGACTTTTCACTTGAGAGGTGGGAAGAAATACATCAAGAGTTTTATAAAAAATACAAAGGTCTAGGAGCTTGGCAAGATAAAAACTATCAGTTGGTATGTAAGCAGGGGTGGTTACAGAATCCCACAGGTCGTTTGTTTAAGTTTAAAAAGGTTAGAAAGTCAGATGGTACATCTAGCTACAACAAACCTGACGTATGTAACTACCCAGTGCAATCCTTTGCAACTGCTGATGTAGCTCCACTTTGTATGATGGTTGTACGCAAACAACTGTTAGATAAAAACCTTGACGCTAAAATGTTGGGACAAGTACATGACTCAATTATTTTGGACGTACATAAAAAAGATGTTGACGTTGTCGCAGAACTAATATATAATGTGTTTATAGGGTTGCCTAAATATATTGAATCTTATTTTAAGATTAACTGTCCAGTACCGTTTACTGGTGAAGTAGAATGTGGCCCTAACTATAAAGAACAACAGCTTCTATTTGGTAAGAAGGGAAGGGTAGCTTATTACTCTGATTTAAAGTGGGATACTAAGGAGGTATAGCTAGTGCTAGAAGCACAAATTACAAAAGCAGTTGTAGTACAGGATGATAAAACAGGAGGTACAGTACTTCTGGCTGTAGCTGAGTACTTCGGGGAAGTTGTTAACGTTAAAGTCCCCTATAACTGGGACACACTTGACATTGGTTGGTTTGTAGAAGAGCTTAGAGATAAGCTTGCTAAAGACTTTGACATTCCAGTAAATAGGGTAGATATTAAAGAGCGACAACTCTTAGGTAAAATGCGAGAATATAGTGAGTTTAACAAGCGACAACAACAGAAAGAGGTAAACAACTAATGGGTCAAGTAAAGATTACTAATATTCAACTGAATCAAACTGCTACTAAGAAAGATGGTGGTACGTACAACGTTCACAAGGTTGTGCTGATGAACGAGGAGAAAGGTACTACCAAGAGTGAACAAGTACCTACGTTCAAGAAGTTTACTACACCGTTGACTGATCTTGCAGTAGGTGACGTTGTTAACGCTAAGTATGTACAGAGCGGTAACTTCTGGAATCTTGAAGACATTACACTCATCAGTAAAGGTGCAGGTGGTACACAGGTGCCAGCAGCGTCTTCAGTTGGTGGCGGTTATAACAAAGGGGGTGGTTACAAAGAAGACCCTGAGAAGCAGTTGATGATTGTTCGGCAGAACGTAAAGGGTACAGCAGCAGATGTTGTTCTTAAACTTGTAGAAGTGGGTGTGTACGACAAGAAGAAGCTGGCTCCTGACTTTGTAGTAGATGAGATTCTTCGTATTGCTAAACGGTTTGAGAGTTACTGTATGTGCAAAGAAGAAGAGGCTAAGATTGCTTCCGTAACTGAAACTATTGAAAAGCCTGTAGGAGAAGATGAAGAAGTATTTTAAATAATATTTGGCCGTGTCGCTCAACTAGGCAGAAGCACGAGATTTAAGACCTCGTAAGTGTAGGTTCGAATCCTACCTCGGCTACCAAATCGTAGGGACACAAAGCTACGTTAAATAAAAGAGTGCGGGACATTAGAACGATACGTCCGAAAAGCGTATGCCAGAAACGTAACTGGTATTTTATTGAAGCAGGGTGTTTCGGCGGCTACTCTTCACCCCAAAAAGTTGTAGCCTTTAACAACAACTAACCTTATTAAAGGTTAACAGGAGATAGTATGGACTCAGAGAATTTTAGTTGGGCAGTAGTTGGGGTAATAGTTGTTTCATTTATGGTAATGATAGGTTTTATGTTCCACGTAACGAAGGAGCGAGACATGGTTGCAATTAAAGCCGGACTTGTACAGAAAGTAGAACAAGCTACAACAATTTGGGTAAAACCTTAATAGGAGGATCTTTAATATGCCAGTACCCGTATTTTATATGACACTTTGTTTTGTTAACGGACATTATGATCCGTACACCCGTATCCACGAAAGTTACGAAGGTGCCCTTGAGTTTTGTACCAAACAACTTCAAAAGAACTCGGTATCTAGTTGTGTAGTTATGAAATCTATCCAAGAAGTAACTCGTACTGAGAACCCTGTAACAGTGGTGGACATTGCAGATGAGTAACCTATGGGAAGATGACGAGTATGAGGTTAAACCTCCGTGGAGTGTTCTTCTAAGTGAACTAAGAGATGGGTATGACTAATCGCTATGAAGAACGTACCTACTACGATATAGTTGATTGTGAGTTTATAACCGAGGTAGTTCCAGTTCCTACACGTCCTATTGTTGGTCTACCTCGGATTATAAAACATGCAGAAGTTATGGGCGTAGATAAGCACGAAGCAGTAAAAGCCAGATTGAGGTATCTTAAAGACAACCCTAACGAAGAAGAGGCTAAACAGCTTTTACGTTGGTTGAACTCAGGAGATAAATCGTCTGGCTTTTCTGACTTTGAAGACCTAAAAGATACAGCACACACAACGGATGTTAGAGTTGTTCTGGACTATGCGGATATAAAATATAAACCAAGTGGGCTACTCAAATGCCCGTTCCACAACGATGAGAATGATTCAGCTTCAGTAGCTAAAGGCGTGTTAGTTTGTTTCGCAGGGTGCAAACCAAAGAACAGTAACCGTAACTTCTTTGACGCTGTTGCGGTATATCGAGAGTTGTTTAACGTAGGTTATAAAGAAGCTGTGCAAGAGATAGGTCAGCTATGAAGTGTGAGCATATACTATATTTTGTAAAGGGAGTTTACCCCTATTCAGAGGATCACTACATTTGTATAAAGTGTGATAGTACCTTTCCAGATTTTATAATAGAGGTTATAAATGAAAATAATTAACGATGGACTACCACCAGATGTGTACAACCTAATCTATGCATCTGCTGGTGACTACAGTAGGGGTTCTAGTGATTACACAGTTACAGAACTTCTTAACCCCCCACGAATATCAATTCTTAAAAAGAGACATTGGGACAACATAAAAGAAAACGCTAGTGATCGTATCTGGTCAGTGTTTGGTACAGCAGTACACTATATGCTTGAGAAACACAGTAGTGATGATTCACACACAGAAGACCGATATTATGTAGATATACTTGGTAAACGTATAGGTGGTCAGATCGACTGCTACAACGATGGTACTCTTAGTGACTACAAAGTAACGTCAGCGTGGTCAATTGTTCACGGATCGAAGATTGTAGATTGGACAACACAACTTAACCTGTATGCCTATCTGCTGTACGTCTCTGGTAAACCTGTACACAAGATTCAGATTATAGCCCTTCTTCGTGACTGGGATAAGCACAAAGCTAAGTACGATCCAAACTACCCGCAGGGTGCTATGATTGTTGTTCCTCTCGAGTTGTGGGACTTCAGCTTTACTAAAGATTGGTTGACTACTAGGGTAGAGTTGTTCAACGCAAATCAGGATAGTACAGATGATAATCTTTCAAGATGTACAGCTTCGGATATGTGGGAATCTCCTACTAAATATGCTGTTATGAAAGAAGGTCGTAAGACAGCAGTACGAGTACTTGACACAAAAGAAGAGGCAGATCAATATTTGGAGAGGTGTGATAAGAAACATTACGTTCAAGAACGAAGNGGCGAACGTAGACGGTGTGCTGAGTACTGTCCAGTATCTAAATTTTGTAATATCTGGAAGGAGTACCAACAAAATGAGCTACTTTAAGAAGCTTAAGTTTATGTTATCTGTACAACCGTCGTACTTTTCGTGTTTCTATATTTTTAGTTTGTGGGTTATTGACAAGACAGCTTTTCTTGATCTGTTTCAAGTTGAGTGGGATTTTAGAGATAAACTTAACAGTAAGTGGAGGATGTAGATAATGATTGCTGAGGCTTATAATACAAACCCTAAAAAGGATAATGTAAATCACCCAAGCCACTATAAGTTCTTTAAAAAAGAGTGCATAGATGTAATTAAAGATTGTCTTACAAAAGAAGAGTTTGAGGGTTATGTAAAGGGAAATATCTTGAAGTATCGCTTTAGAGCTGGTCTTAAAGATTTAGATAAGCGGGATGAGGATTTGGCTAAGTCTAATTGGTATCAGGATTATTTCTTTGAGTTTGGAGCTTTTGATGAAAAAGACCTATGAGCTGTACAACTGTGATTATGACGGTGATTATGAAGAGATTAACAGCCTAGCTTCGTGTTATGATACACTAGGGATTCACCACGAAACCTCTACTGGACGTATTAAGATAGAACTCTACCTAGAAAGGTGGCGTACTTGTGACGAAGCTGCTAGTTACCTTGAGTGGGCTACCGATCAGATTCTAAAGTTTAAAGACTTGAAAGGAAAAGGAGACGATGCGTGACGTAAAGTTACAAGAGTTTATCCTAGAAGCTTTGAAAGCTATGTTTCTTGTAGTAGGTGCTGAGTATACCTCAGACTGTGTTCAACAAGAAGGGTGGTTTCGGAACTATAGTTGGACACAAGAGGCACAAGATAACTTTCGCAAGTGGATGGAGGGTGAGCTTAAGAACCGTTTTCGTATGACAAAGCGCAGCGCAGAGAACGAAGCCAGTTGGTTCTTGTTTGACTACGGCTGGGTTGTAGAGGATTAAATAGTATGTACGATAGTAACTATTGGCAACGACAAATAGATTACATTATGGATTGCTTTGACTTTTATAAAGTTAAAAATGCACTGGATGCTATTGACTGGAAATGGCACAACGGAGAAGATGATGGAGTACCATCTTTGTACCAACTTCGTACTCAAGCCCGTTCACTTCTTAAAGAGGTTGTAGAGAAGCCAAAAAGTACAGGCCGTAGGTACAGGAGGTCTTTTGGCTAAGATTAGCAAAGACGAGGGTGTAATTAGTCTTAAATTTGTTCTAGCAGATTGGGAGAGTTATGACCAGTAATCAATCCGTTATACCGTCTGTAGGTGAGTCTGAAGAGGTGTCAAATGAGTTGGAGATTATACGTTTGCTGGTTAAGAATCGTCTATATTATGAGAAGTATTTTCAGGTAGTCTCTCCGTACATCAAAGGCGAAGTTGACAAGATGCTGTACGAACTTGTTGACCGGTACTACAAAGATTGTCCAGATCATAACTATATAGGTGAAGAGGAGTTTAGGTTCTACCTCAAGACTAACTACGCACACGTCAGACAATACTCACATCTTGAACTGCTTGTAGACGTTGTGTACGAGATGCAACTTAGTAGTGACTCTATTAAAAACTACGTACACAAGTTGCTAGAAAAAGATACACACAAACAAGTAGAGCAGTTAATGCTTGACGCAGCGATCACAAAGAGTTATAATAAACTAGAGGATGTAAAGAACGTAATTGGTAGATATGAAGAAATTGTACATCGTGAAGAAAAGGAATCTCCGTTCTTTGAAATGTCAATAGAAGATTGGGCAGAAGAAGAGCGGAACCAAAAGGGTTTTAAGTGGCGTCTGAGTTGCCTAAACACTGACGTTGGTCCTTTAGGTGAAAGTACACTTGTCCACGTGTTTGCTTATCCCAATACTGGAAAAACCTCGTTCCTAGCCTCTGAGGTAACGTACTTTGCTAAACAGCTAAACGACGGTGAATGTATTGTTTGGTTTAACAACGAACAAGCGGGACGTAAAGTAAAAGAACGTATATTTGAAGCAGCACTTAACGCTCGAAAGGTTGATCTAATATCTGATCTTGATCGGGCTGTAGAGCAGTTCAGAGAGCGTGGTGGTGACAAGATCAAACTTGTAGATGAAGCGTTTATCTCCATAGAGTTTATTCGGGAGGTGTGTAGAAACCACAATGTCAAATGTATCGTGGTAGACCAGGGTGACAAGGTAACGTTTGCTGGTTCTAATCTGATGGAAGGTCCGGCTAAGTTGAAAGCGTTGTACGTTCGTTTCCGAGAGCTTGCTAAAGAGTTTAACATTCCTATCATTACAGTAGGCCAGGCTAACGCAGAAGCTACTACTCACAAATGGCTTACGATGGACATGACAGAGAACTCTAAAGTAGGTAAAGCTGCTGAGATGGACCTTGAGATTGGTATTGGATTCTCTAACAAAGAAGGTGAAGAACGTATGCGATTCCTACACATCTGTAAGAATAAACTCAGCGGGGTTCACGGCAAGCACGTTTGTATTATTGACAACGAGAGGGCTAGATATGCAGACATGGCGTGATAAACCTAAAGTATATTATGGTAGTTGTGGTGAGTATTTTGTACCGTGCCCTATGTATTAATAAAAATACAGTAAGTTATAATAACTACGGTAAGCGGGGTATTAAAGTTCTATTTAAAAATTATAATGAGTTTAAAACTTGGGCGTTAGCTTCTGGATATACTGATGATTTAACAATAGATCGTATAAACGTAAATGATAACTATCACCCTAGTAATTGTAGATGGGTATCAATAAAGGAGCAAAATTTAAATAGAACATCAAATAAACTACTTAATCAAATTTCAATCCCAGACTTAGTTAGTGAATTTAAAAACACCCCGTTAGGTAGTCGAATGACATTGGCTAAGAAATATAAATGTTCATACAGTGCTATAAAAAACATAATTTATAAATATGGAGGTTTATATGACAAAGAAAATGGTTAGTGGTCATGTTATGAAGTGGGTGGAAGGTGAGGGGTATAAATACTTACATCGAATTATATCAGAGAAGAAACTGGGTCGGAAACTACGTACTGACGAACACGTAGACCATATTAACGGTGATCCAGATGATAACCGGCCAGAGAATCTTCGTGTTGTGTCTAAAGCAAAACATAATGAAATTACTGACCGTAACGGGGGCCGACCTAAAGGCTCAAAGAACAAGAAATGATTGCTAAATCTAAAAGAAAGGACATAACACCTTGGGAAGGTATACCAGAAAACTATTTAGATTATGTAGGCTTTGTTTATAAAGTAGTTAACACAGTTACAGGTAAAGCTTATATAGGTAGAAAGTACTTTAGATTTAAACGTAAGCGGGTATTTGTTGAATCAGACTGGCAATATTATCAAACATCTTCTACAGAGTTACAAGCTGATATATCTAAATATGGTATACAGAGTTTTAGATTTATTGTATTAGGTTTAGGTAAGAATAAAACTGAAGTAAATTACTTAGAAGTGGCCCTACAATTTGAGGCCGATGTTTTAAATGCTAGATTAGAAGATGGTTCTTTTGCTTATTATAATAAAAACATTATGTCTAAATATTTTCAACCGAGGGATGTTGGTACCCCCGAATATGAACAGAAGTGTTTGAGAATAAAGGAGGCTATAAAAAAACTGTACAGTAATCCTGAATATAAACACCCAATGTTGGGGAAAGTGCATCCAAATAAGGGTAAAAAATTACCTCAAACAGGGCACAAACTTAATAAGGGTAAGAAGGCTTATAATAATGGAAGTATAAACATTGTATTAAATCCAAACGAACCTGTACCTAAAGATTTTATTGCCGGTTTATTGCATAAAGTATCCCCAGCAAAGGTAAAATCAAGGCGTTTAAGGCAGGAATACGAGGATAACCCAAAAATTTGTAAACTATGTGGTAATGTTATAAGTTATACTAAGCGTAATAATCAATTTTGTTCTAGGGACTGTGCTAACAGCCACCACAGTAGTACACAAAAGCAGGCATATAAAGAAGGTAGTAGTTACTTATTTTCTAAAAATAACAAAAAAGGTATTACTAAGTAAGGTGTTATAGTGGCTAAAATAACTACAAAAGATTGGACTAAGTATGAAGAAGAGCCAACTATCGAACGTATCCGACGAAAGCCCAAACTCGTTGGAGAGCGAATCCGAGAAAAGGAGATTGGACAACTTGAGCGGAATAGCAATCGCTGATTCCTTGATAAACATCTTCGGTTATAAACGGGTGACAAAAATTGACACAGAAAATTCTAGTAATCCCTGACGTACAAGCTAAGCCAGACCAAGACTTAGAGTTTCTTAGTTGTATTGGTAGATACATAGTAGATAAGAAACCTCAGACTGTTGTGTGTATGGGTGACTTTGCTGACATGCCTAGCTTGAGTGAGTACGACCGTGGAAAGAAAAGTTTTGAAGGTCGTATGTATACTAAAGACATAGAAGCAGCACAACTAGCTATGAACGCTCTTCTTGCCCCAATAAAAATAGAACAGGCTCGACTAAAGCGCAACAAAGAAAAACAATATAAACCACGCTTGGTTCTTACTCTAGGTAATCACGAGCATAGAATTGAACGAGCTATTGAGAACGACCGTAAACTTGAGGGACTTATTTCCATAGACGATCTTAAGTACAAAAAGAACGGGTGGGAAGTTTATCCATACCTACAACCAGTAGTGATTAACAACATTGCGTTCTGTCACTACTTCGTATCAGGTGTTATGGGTAGACCTGTTACTACCGCTAGAGCGTTGCTTACTAAACACCATATGTCGTGTGTAGCCGGACACCAACAAGGCAGGGATATTGCCTACGGACGTAAGGCAGACGGTACTTCTATGACAGCTATTATCTCAGGTTCTTGTTACGAGCACGAGGAGTCGTACCTGAACCACCAGACAAATGTACACTTTAGGGGGTTGTGGATGTTGTACGATGTTCAACCTGATGGTAGCTTTGACGAACTACCTCTGTCTCTCAACTACATTAAAAAGAAATACGGTGGTACTGTAGTATGACTCTTAATTGGAAACTATATGTTGCAACTTTAAAGGAACTGTACTATAATAACTTTGTAGTTCATCAGGTAGGTTCTCGTTGGTTATGGACTTACCTTGGTGACTATGAAGAAGATAATCCGGTTTATTATACAACATCGGATGCTTATAAGTACCTACAAACGTTTGTTGAGTACAAGGTTCAAGTACGTGGCTAAACACCAGTTAATTGATTTGTTAGCCCCAAGGTTTGAGAGGATACTCACCAACATCCCATGGATGCGTGGGTATTCTCTTGAACAAAAACACGAAATGATGAGGAAGATAAATGAACACAGAGCAAAGCACGGAAAACCACCAATTGCTAAACGAAAGATTAATAGCGGTAAAAATAAAAAAACTACGGCCGGATGCCCTACTACCTACATACGCACACTCTGGCGACGCTGGTATGGATGTATACACTCCTGAGAGTTTTGCGTTGTACCCTGAAACAAAGCAAGTGATTAAAGTAGGGTTTGCTGTGGGTATTCCCAAAGGATTTGAACTTCAAGTACGGCCTCGTTCAGGTGTATCAGTTAAGACGTGGGCTAGGATTAGCAATAGTCCCGGCACAATTGACAGCGGGTATAAAGATGAAGTTGGTATTATTATGGAGAACAGATCAGATGTACCAGTGTACTTCAAAAAGGGGGAACGTATTGCTCAGTTGGTGTTAGCACCTGTGTACAGTTGTAACTGGCAAGAGGTCGAAGAACTGGAAGATATTGGACGTGGTGCTGGATTCGGATCATCAGGGAGGTAATCTATGAAAGTTGTATTTAAAAAGACAATTGCTGAAGAGTTTTTGAATCTAATAAAAACAGAGATTGACGAAAAGAATATACCATATGAATTAGTAGATCATATTAGTATTTCTGAAGATGGTGCTGTTGCTATTTATGATTATTATGCCTCTAAAGTAATAAACCCTAGATATAAATTATCAAGACAGCTAAAAATTAACGAAGTACACAATTCACACTTTTTTGGGTATAAGGTAAAAGTAGAGGGTTTGGATTAGTATAAACATTAAAACCGGAGAATTAGATGAATAATTTCAAGTGGAAGACTCCGTTCGCTGAGACGATTTTTAAACAAAAGTACAGCCAAGGTCCAGATGATACATGGCCTAACCTATGTAGGCGCTTAGTGAACGATGTTTGTGGTGACAGGAGTATGTGTGCCAAACCAAACGAAGCACCTCTTATGAGCAAAGAGGATCAAGACCAGCTAGTACAATATATGATTCAGCAGAAGGTCGTAGCAGGAGGCCGTTATCTTTATTACGCCGGACGGCCTGTTAGTTTCTATAACAACTGCTTTTGTTTGAGAGCAGAGGAGGACACAAGGGAAGAGTGGGGAAATATCGTCAAACGAGCGAGTGATTGTCTTATGTCTGGAGGGGGCATCGGAGTTGATTACTCGCGCCTCAGACCTAGCGGACGAACTCTTTCGAGAACGGGTGGTATTAGTTCAGGACCGTTGCCTCTCATGTCTAGTGTTAATGAGATCGGTCGTAACGTCATGCAAGGAGGTAGCCGACGCTCTGCCATCTACGCCTCTCTTAATTGGCAGCACGAAGACATAGAATCGTTTCTACACGCTAAAGATTGGTCTGATACTATTAAGAAACTAAAGGCAGAAGACTTCAACTTCCCAGCTCATTTTGATATGACTAATATGAGTATCAATTGGGATACAGATTTTATAAATAGGTTAGGTATAGCATCTTGGAAATACACACCACCAAATAGTATCAAACAAGAGAATTTAACTTTTCACGAGTTTGAGAATAGTAACCTAAAATCTGTACCCCAGTTATGGTACGACTCAGTTAAAAAGATGTGTATGACAGGTGAACCCGGACACAGTTATAACTTTTGGGAGAATGAAAATGAAACTCTGCGAAATGCCTGTGTAACAGGCGATACACAGATTTTGACTCGTCTTGGTTATATGTGTATTGAAGATGTAGTAGGTAAGTCTGTAGAAATTTGGAATGGTATAGAATGGTCAGAGGTTACTCCTTTTGAGACAGGTGTACAAGAAACTGTCGTTGTTACATTGTCGGACGGAACTACTCTTCAGTGTACACCAGACCATAAATTTATAACAGCGGACTATAGTAGGGTTGAAGCCCAAGACTTGGCTATTGGCAGTAAGCTCGCTAAATATACAATGCCCGTTGTAAATCAAGGTTTCAATTATGAAATAGACGCATACTCACAAGGATTTTATTCAGGAGACGGTAGCACTAATAGCATCAGATCAAATGTTTATTTTACAAAGTATTGCTGTATCCCTAGATTGATAGGCAAATTTAACAGTACGATTTACAAAGACAAGCAGCCTTGGACTCACGGGCCTATGTATAACAAAGGTTGGGTTCCTATTAATGGTAGTTCTGAATATTGCATTAATTGGTTAGCAGGTTTGCTTGATTCCGACGGAACAGTTACTAGAGATAAAAATGGCAACGGTCTTCAAATAACGTCAGTAGATAAAAAGTTTTTACTTGATGTCAAGTTGATGTTAACTCGCTTGGGAGTTCAAGCAAAGGTTGTCTCAGGAAATACTGCTGGTATGCGATCTATGCCAGACGGTAAAGGAGATTATAAAGAATACCCCTGCCAGACTACTTGGAGAATCCTCATCGGTAATTCGGATACTTATCATTTGATTACGAACTTAGGATTGGTTTGCAATAGATTGGAGTTACACAGTGCCCCACCTCAGCGAGATGCTAGGCGTTTTGTGTATGTAGTGTCTGTAGAAGAATCTACAATTGAGCCTACTTATTGCTTTACAGAGCCTAAAAACAATACTGGGGTTTTTAATGGTGTGGTTACAGGCCAGTGTACGGAATTTACATCAGAAGATGACAGCGACGTTTGTAATCTTGGAAGCATTAATTTGGGCAATATCTCAAGTTTGGAAGAACTCAAAAGTGTTGTCAACCTCGCAGCGAAATTCCTTGTTTGTGGGTCTATCAGGGGAGATTTGCCTTATGACAAAGTTAGACAAGTAAGGGAACAAAACCGCAAGATAGGTCTCGGCATTATGGGTGTACATGAGTGGCTGCTACAGCGTGGTTCTAAATACGAAGTTACAGAAGAACTAAAGCAGTGGCTTGATGTGTACAAGAACGAAAGCGAGAGGGCGGCTAATGAGTGGTCCGATAGGTTCTTTATCAACAGGCCAAAGAAATATAGGGCTGTAGCTCCAGCAGGCAGCATCGGCATTTTGGCAGGGACCACCACTGGTGTTGAGCCTCTATACGCAGTTGCCTATAAACGACGATACCTTGAGGGTGGATCAAAATGGAAATATCAATACGTCATTGATTCAACTGCCCAACTTATCATTGACACTTACGGAATCTCCCCAGAACAGATTGAAACAAGTGCAGACCTTGCTACTGACCCAGAAAGGAGAATAAAGTTTCAATATGAAATCCAGAAGTATGTAGATATGGCTATTAGCTCTACCATTAATCTACCTGCATGGGGAAGTAAGCTTAATAATGAGGATACTAGCCGTGATCTGGCAAACACATTGCTAAGGTACTGTCATGGTCTTCGTGGTATTACAGTATACCCCGATGGTAGTAGGGGTGGTCAACCACTTACACAAGTAAGTTACGAGGAGGCAAAGAAGCATCACGGTATTATCTTTGCTGAAGAGAACACTTGCAGCGGCGGCGTGTGTAGTATATAATAATAATAAGCGGGGTATCTTTTGTAGCAAGTTACAATAGGATTGTAATAAAAACTATATAGAATTTGTTACAAACTTTACCCCGTTTTATTAACAACCTAAGAGGTGCTACTTGACTAAACAACAGATGCAAAAGAAAGCAGAACAACTACTTAAATATTACCAACCACTATTTCGCCTACAAGACTGGGATATTACAGTAACAGTGATGGACAACGATGAATACGAACAACGACACGGTACTGAGTTTGCCGAGACAACAGGAGCGTGTAACGAAGTTATCACACAAACAAAACGATCACACATCTGTATGCGGTATGAAGAGCAGACACAACCGTTCGTAGAGAACCTTATTCACGAACTAGCACACCTAATGGCACAAGAGCAGTGGTACTTTATTAACAGTCACCTAGATCAGATTCCTAACACAGAAGTTAGGCAGTTAGTAAAGGAGACACACGATAACTACCTAGAAGTAACAGTGTCAAACATTGTTCGTGCTGTTATGTGTTGTCTTATGTTTGGTGGAAAGTATAAGGAGTAGGTATGGCAGTAAAGCCCGCTGAAGATGGAGTAAAGAACTGCCACAGGTGTAACAAAGAGTTCACTAAGGCAAACGTAAGGATACCAACACCTATAAAAGATGGAGAACCTAACAACTTTTGGTTTTTATGTTTGGATTGTTTTAACGAGGAAGGGGGCGTGTGGTGGATAAAGAATCGTGTAACAAGGAGACGAAACCTATGTCAAGACTAGATATTTTTGATACGATTATTGCAGTATTTTGTTTTCTATGTTCTTCTTTTGCCTTTGCTGAATGGCAGGTGGATGTAAGTGCTGGTTGGTTCTTATTTTTATTTATATGTTCTATTATGTTTGTAGTGGAGGCTAAGACATGCAAGAACTAACCAAAGGTAGTATGAGGATGCCAGATGGTTCTGAGTTATGGTGGGACACGCTAGAAAACGGAAAGCGTGTTTACTTTGCAGATTTAGAAGATGTAGATAATGCTGGGAGTCCTTGGCTAGTATACAACTCTACACTAGAACCGTTTCACTTATTGACTGCTTTGAATCTTGAGATGAGTTTTAGATACGCGGAGGACAAACTTGATTAATGTAATAGATGTGTTTAAGCGTAAACATACACAGTGGTGTAAATTAGTAACTGAGTACGGGCGGTTTAAAGTTTATAGCTTTCTTATATTTGTTTTTCCTTTTATGTTAGCTATAGATATTTTTACAAAAGTAGTAATTAAACTATGTGAAGTTGTTACTGGTATGTGTGAACACATTAGACGATTAGTATTCTAATACCACGAGTACAAAAGAGGCGGGGGCTAACACCCCCGCTTTTCTTTTATTGTACTTGATAAGCGTTAGGTGATATTAGTGGAAGCAAAGCATCCATATCTAAAGCTGAACCAATTTGATTACGAATACCCATATCTTTAAATGCGTTCTGAACCCCCTTACCACCTTGAGGTATAGTTTGAGGTCTATACCCTTCAGCTACAGGACGTTGAAACCCCCCTCTAGGTCCAGGAGCACCCTCAACAGGTATTTGTTGTATTGGGCGGGGTACTCCATATGATGTTCTAGGTAAACCCCCTAAAGGATTCGGAGTCCCAACCCTACCGTACAAACCACTCTGTGCTAACCAATTAGCCATACCCATCATAACTATATCTCCTTTTCTACTGAACCCTCGTTACACTCTATAACACAACAATCTTCTAAGTTCTTACAAATACAAAATTTAGTAGGACTATTTACACAAAATCTGGGTTTAATATTGTGCTTATTTGTTAACAGATTCTCCCGCCTTACTAGACCCGCCTGAGTCATTACTAACCCCCACAGATTTATTGTACTTACGAATAACGGTGTTGCACTCTTCTAACGCAAAATAGTAGTTACCGATGTTAACAAGCATGTCTTTGTAGAATCTATCCGTTATACCGTAAGTAGCTTCATTTAGCGGAACTGTCTTTAGCTCCCGCATTTGAGGATGAGGTACTTGTGGAAGAGTAGGTTGTAAACATTGTTGGGTTGAACACCCCGTTAGGTATTGCAACGAAACTAGAGCCAGCGGTAGGAGTAGCAGAGGTTTCCACCACGTGAACATAGTTATGGGACTGTACCCTAATTTTAGCAATCGCATCTACTATCTCCTTGTTTAACACTACTTGCTTCTCTAGCTTCACAATCTGTTCCTGTAACTGGACAACTTCTAACTCCAGTGAGGCTCGATCTGCGAACACATGCTTGATGTACAGCCCACCAATAATCAAGACTGTTATAATCGCAGCTATCGCAATCTCGTTTCGATATTTCCACGTTAGTACTAACAATTCCACAATCAATCTCCATATAACTGTCGTGCGTCTAAAGTAGGTTCAGATTGCTGTTGTCTATTATATCGGCTCATAACGTACTTACTGTAACTAGCAAACCCACCAACAGAGCCTAGATAAACCATAAACATTTCCCAATCTAGTTTAAGGTGCCAAGCATACCAACAGACAACGCCAGTAGATACAGCACAAGCAATGTTATACCAAAATTTAGTAGTTGATATTTTATCTGATTGGTTAGATTTAATAAGTTGTTGTACTGTGCTCATTTAATATCTTTCGGAAGCTTACACTTTGGTTTTAGTCTTTGTGGTTTTTCTATTTTATTAGTTGGCACAGAACATATAAACAAGACTATAAATATAACTAAGACTACCAACACACCCCAAATCATATCCTCTTCACCAGCTTCAACTGGATATGGGGATAATCTTTGCTACCTTCCCAAAAAGCCCCGCTATCAAGCCCTACTTCTTTCGCAAACCGAGCAGCTTCTAAATATTCAGGCACGCCATCATTATCAGCGTCCCACTTAGTATCCCACGTTAGTTGTTTAGTTCCTTGTTTTACGATGCAGAAATCAAAAGCTCTGCCTTTACCATCTGGTCCAGCAAAGTGCTTGGAGTTCATTGTCCAAGTGACTTTATAGCTATTCTCCCTCGTAGAAATAGGAGCCATACCACACTCTCGTCTAATTTTATTGACGTACTCTAGCGGATGTCTACCTTGAGCGTATAACGCCTCTTGTTCTGCTTTAGTTCTGAGCACACAAGTAAGGATAAAAGGAATACCAGCCTCTTCCATCTTTTGCTTCCACTGGTCATAAAGTTCTCGCAGCTTAGGAGTCATATCATCTACACGGGGTTTCATAAATTACTTACCTTTCCAGAAGAACCAGATAGCTTTTAACGTTTCACTGTGATAAACAACATCCATAAGGCTACCAACAATAACTAACGTAAAGAAAATGCCGTACACCCAAAGAGCGTACCTATGAGTAGTAATATAAAAGAACCTGTTTAACTTATCTATCTTTCCAATCATAGGTTCAAGCTTGTTAGATAGTTCGGTTACTTTGTTGGTAACGTTAATAATAGAGTCAAGAGTTGACTGCCTAAACTGAGGCGCAGTAGCTTGATTTAGCTCAAGGTCACGTACACGCTCAAAGAGAATGTCAGCGTTATCGTTGCACTTGTCTTTATATTCTTCTAAGGNATCTATCCTAGCATCTTGTGTCGCCACTTTTTCAAGCAGTTCAATTAACCTCTCTTGTGATCGTTCCATGCGATCAAGGGTTTTCGATATATGCGAGATGGTTGTTTCTTGAGTACACGGAACGGACATAGATCATAACCTCTTTATTTTTATTTAGTCCAAACATCTTTCATATGAACGTCGCCTGCTTCGTAACTTTTCCTGCAATGATCTACTTCATACCAACTAAATAACCAATCTATGAACCGTACAGCTAAAGCCCCTGCCCAGTGTTCTCTATGTTCCCAAGCTTGAGTACTAATGGTCTTATCAGGGGCTAAACCAAATAGTGTACCAAACCACTGGTCTGTAGCTATAAGCAGGTTATAGATATATAGTTTCATGCTTCTGTTGTTTGTGCTGCATCCCGCTTAGCAGCCAAATACATATACAAGCTATAGAGCAGCCCATACACTTCACCATGAGTAATATCCCTACCCATTGGTTCATTGGTAGCAGGGTCAATAGCTTGGAACGCGGCAGTAGTCTCGTCAGTAAGAGAGAGCAAAACTTGTCCTGTTTGCGTTACTTGATCTAAAATTTGAACAACAAACGTAAACGTAGGAGAGGTACTATCATAAGCCACACGACCCTGACCACGAACGGTGTATCCTGTAAGGTCTAGTGGGGCTTTAGGCGTAGTGGTACTGTCAGGATCGTTAATGGTAATGTACCACTTGAAAGTAGCACCTTGTTCAATAGGTATATCAAGTTGTTCTGCTGCCATAATATCTCCCTGTAATGTTTACTATATAATCGGAACTACTAAAGAAAACTTAACTCGTATATTGCTGTTCAAAAGCTTGTCTAGTCTTAGGCTGTTTAGCAGCTTTAGCTGATTTTATATCTTTGTACTGAATAGGTTTAACTAACGAACGTGCTTGTTTGTTTTGTAACAAGTTTTGATTAAACTCTTGAAGGGCTTCTTTGTTACCTTTCAAGAACTCAGAGATAGCTACACTCTTCTTCCTACGCCACATTTCTTCAGCAGCAGTTTCTGCTTCTCTAATCCTACCCANCTCAGCTACTTTACTAGGTTGTAGACCAAAAGCTCTGGAGAAAGTTTCAGTAGCTGTAGGTTGTACTTCCTCACCTTTGAACAACATAGGCCTACCAAGCTCTGTAGTTCTACCTCTTTTATAATCATCAACAGCACGTACTATACGAGCGACGGCTTCAGGAGCTACTTGACCTAAACCTTTTACTGGCTCTCCTTCGTTAAGGTATTTAGTAGCTTTAATAAACCTCTCGCCAATAGCAGCAGTAGGTCCAAGCAACTCACTTGGTTTAATCTTTTCTCCAAGAACTACTTGAAGCATACCTTGAAGGAACGGAATACGGGTAGAGAAGTTAGCTGACATATCAGTACCAGTGATCGTAGGAGCACCATAGATAATGAAGTTTGCTATCTCCTCGTTAGACATACCAGCAATTGCTTGTTGAGCTTCTAGTTTAAGATCACGCTTAAAGATACGTCTGAGTACTTTGTTAGCGTCGTCAGCACCAGGAACAGCAAATACACCACCCATTACAGATAGAATCATAGCAGATTTTAACGCACTATAAATCTGTTCTTTATCCCCACTCCTAAGTTGATTATAGAACCTGTTAAATACGTTAACACCGTAATTTTGCAAACCCATAATTGTACGCATAACAGGTGATTTCATAACCGTAAGGGGTTGGTCGTCCTTACCAATAAAGTGGGTTTGGTTTACAAACTCTTTGGCTTCGTCATAAACCTGCTCTAACTGTTCAGGAGTAAGTTCACCTTTGACATTGTTCTTTTTCTTCCACATAGCAGCGTAAGTAACAAGAGCACTTTCACGGTTGTTAACTTCGGTAGCTTTAAATATAGCCATAGCCATGTTAATAGCGTGTTGTGTTGTATCCCACATCTTACCTGTAAGTGGGTCCTCACTCAAACCAGTACCGTACAACATGGCACTGTCCATGTTCAAACCAGATTTACGATATTGAAGCAACAACTTCTGAAGATCAGGATCAAGGTCTTTAGGAATCTCAGCAAGACGCCCTAGTTCAATATCACCTTTTCCAAGCATGTGCTGCCACGCCCGTTTCATCTGGTCATAGATACCACCAGCGTTAGATGGGGTAAGTTTCATCGAGTAGTACCCCAACTCTTTAATAGCCTCAGTTGTAGATACTTTAAAGATACGAGAAATCTCAGGTACACCAAAGGCATAGTTCTGAGCCAAGTTCTGAATAACAGAGATAACAGAACCACCCATAAAGAACGCAGTAGTCATAAGACGAGCTTTAGCACTAAGCTGGTCAAACTTGTTCTTAGGAGTTAACGTAGTAGTAATATAGTTCCACGCTGCTTTAGATTCAGTTGGATCAGTTTCGTTAATCTCCCGGAACGTTTTCATCTGGTTAANAGAGTACTCAGCACGAGATAAAGCAGCACTCATTTGAGTAACAAGATCAATATAGTTCTGAAGAGGGTCCTCAGTTTTATAACCTTCAAGGTTCTCGTCACTACGAGACACACGACCAAGACCACCACCAGTAGCAAGGATAAGATCAGTAGACGTGTCAAAGATAGTGTCTTGAAGTTCGGTTACTTCTTTGTCACCAATCTCACCCCTACGTTGCATACGGCTCAACGAGTCAAGAAGGTGGGTGTCAATTGACATACGATCAAGTACACCTTCAAACTTGTTAAACCTGTTACCGATGTACCCATACTCTACTTCGTATTTAGCTTCTGGGTTATATCTCCACTTAAGAACTTCTTTAGGATTAGCTCTGTACTCTTTAACTCTGTTCTCAGCGATACCTTTATTCTTCAGAATAGTAAACGATACTCTTTTACGTTCCCCATCAGGAAGTATCTCGTAGACGTTAACAGCGTGATCCCCGTTAGCACGTACACGAGGCATGAACCCCTTAAGACCACCAATCTTATGTTTAGCTTCTACAACACGCCCGTGAGCAGATATAACGTTATCTATAGCAGCCCTAACGTCAATACTAGATAACCCTTCAGATTTAAGTATGTCACCAGCTTCTTGTTCTAACTTCTCTGCTATTTGCTCCTTAAACGCAGAGAGCTCTTTTACCGTTTTTTTAGTCCAATCAATATCAGACTCTGCTACGTCTTGTGCTTCTAGGATTTTAATCAATTTGCTCTTTATTTTCTTAGGCCAACGGTTAAGAGAAATCTCGTAGATAGCTTTACGCTGTTGGTACAGAATCTGATCTTTCCAAGTCATAATATCTTTGTACAGATCGAACGTAGTTTTGTCCATAGACATGAACGGTTTCTGTCCGTTTACAGTAATAGCTTGTACATCTTTCAGAGAGTCAAACTCTTGACCGTTAAAATCTCCGTAAGAGATAACGTCAGCAAACAGCTTCTGTTGACCGTCAGACAGCTTAGTAACAGCGTCTCCGATTGTTAGAATAGATTGCTTAGTAGTTGTATCTTCTCCGGTAAGGAAGTTGTACACAAGATTCTGATATCGCTCAGTTCTATCTCCTGCGTTGTTGACAAGTTTTAGGATAAGCTTACCCACAGCTTTACCAGCTTGGTCAAGACGACGACCACGCCAGCTAGGGTTACGGACCATATCTTTTATAGCATTAGTCCAGTCCTCTGGGATAAAGTCTTTAGCTTGTTCCATACTAGCTATAACTTTACTCGCGGTTTGAGTTTGAGCACGAACAGCGTCAGCTAGTTTATATTTAGCTTCTGAGGTAAGTTGTATTTTACCCTCTGTAACTAACTCTGTACCAATAGCTAACAGTTCTTTTAGAGCCGTGTGTTGATCAGAAGCCATACCCAACATATCACGAACTATGTCTACAAACTTATCAAACAAAGTTTTAACTGTTTTAGTTTGGTTCTTAATCTCAACTTTGTCCATAGCTTCTTGAAACGCTTTATCAGACATAGCCTCAGTAACCAACTCTTCTATGTGAGAATCTTCACGAAGAGCGTAGAACTGATCTGGGTCTTTTACCTGTGAACGTAGTTGTGCCTTTAACGTCTGAAGTCTGGTTTTAAATATCTTACCAGCTTTAGAGTTTAGCTTACCGTCAACGGCAGCGTGTACCATCTCGTGTACAAATACAGCGTCCATGTCAACGTTGTCAAAACTAGCTGTGTTAAGTTGTACAGTATCATCTTGATACAGACCTACCATGTTGTCTGAAAGATCGGTAACAGATACAGTAACAGGTACGTTCATCTTAGCTAACACAGAAGCAACAGCACGGACAATCTGATTAGAATGTTCTTTCGCAATTCTGTTCAGAACGTCAACTGCTGGTTTACCTTTTGTTATTTCGTTATAAAGAGTAGTAGCTGGTTTATCTTGTTTAGTACCCTCTTTTTTAGCTTTTGGTTTAACAGACTCTAGTTCATCTTCTAACTGTTCAAGTTTGGCGTACTGCTCACTTACCAACTTGTCCTTTTTAGTAGTGGAGTACATGGAAGATTGTTCAATATGTTTAATCTCGTTACGAACACCTTGAATCTTGTTCTCAAGACCTCGTACCGTTTCACCAGAGTCTACAATATCAGTTTCTACTTTTCTAAGGCCGGTCGCTTTCCTTTCATCTGCTTGAACCACTCCACCTGTTGCAACCTCTTCTTGGCTTGCCCTTTGCTTAGGTTGGGCTTGCTCAAGTTCTTGCCGCCCTCGCTTTTCACTTGGTACCCGCTGGACGTTTTCTTCAACATTTGGAGTTACCTCTTGGGTAAGGTTTGTTGGTTGTTGTTGTTGGGCTACATACTGCTTCAGAACTTCACGTTGAGCAGTAGTAATACTAGCTGTAGTTACTTTACCGTCAGGACGCTGTACACGTACTAGGTTAGCGTTACCTACTAAACCCACAAAAGGCATCGGGCCTGCTTTAGTAGAAACCATCGGACCAGTAGTAACTTGTGGACTTACTTCAGAAGTAGTCTTTACTGGTTTACCTTCTTTTACCAAGCGGGTTTTAGCTGCTTTTATATCTCTGGTAGGCATACCAGTAGGCACTGTTGCTTTAACACCTTCTGAAACCATTTGATTATACTGAGTCAATGGTAACGAAGAACCATCTTCAGTAATTATAAAATCAGATGGTTGTGGTAGTTGTCTAGGAAGCAACGGGATTTGGGTACGCTGTTCTACTACCAACTGTTCTTGAGGTACGTCACTAACTGAGTCAGGAAGTTGTGTAAACAAAGCATCTTCAGCTTGCACCGGAGCACGTAACCTACTATCAATACGCTCAGAAGCTATGACCTCTGACGGTGTAACAACGGATTGTATAGGAGGCAAGCCGGTAGGTCTAACTTGTGGAAGGTTCTCTACAACACGATCTTCTTCAGTAAGCTCCAATGGACCAGTGGGACGCTCAGGAGTTTGACCTCCAACCCAACCAGGAGCAACAGTAAAACCTTCACCAGAGGCGGCTATAGGTTGTTTCGTGGTAGGTGTAACTAAATCAGTTTCCGTTTTGTTGTCAACAATCTCTACCGCATCGGGGTCTTTAAAGATAGACTCGTTATACTGAAGAGGTACACCAGCTTCAGATGCACGGATGTAGTTCTTAATAAGGTTGTTAGCTTCTTCTTTACCAAGGTTCTCTTCAGCAAATCCGTGAAGCTCTTTCAGAGCGTTATCTTGGAACGTACCAGCCGTACCTGCTGCTTGAGTAAACAGAGCGTTCTTTTTAAGTTGTTGTGTACCAATCCCTACAGCAGCACCACCAGCAGTAGTACCACCAGTCATGTACAGAGCTACGTTCATCGAAGTGAACGCCTCTTTTAACGGATCAATATCTGATTCAAGACCAGCATCTTTAAGAGACTTAGCTTGTTGATAACCAGTAACACCTTCTGTACCCACTTCAAACGGAAGGTCTTGAAGAGTTTTCTTAGGAAGTTGCTTTAAAACTGATACAGGAGAGAACGTATCCTTTAGAACTTGACCCGCTACTTTAGCTCCTTTTACAACAGGAGTGCCACCAAATATAACACCTGATGCAATGTTACCAGCAGCTTCAGGACCAACTTCCCACTTAGCTTGTTCATCAGCAAGACGTCGTATCTCAGTTTCAGGAAGGTTAGGGTATCTTTCCTTCAGCATACGATACGCGTTAATAGCAGCGTCCCTGTACATAAGTGGAGACATAGCAGCCGTAGCCGCAGCAGCACCGGCTACACGACCAGCTAAAGCTGTACCCGGACCGCCTGGAATACCAGCAACTGCTCCGACTGTACCACCAATCATAGCAGGTAGAGAGTACGTAAGAGATGCGGGGGTAGACTCTACAGCTTGTAAAAACCTAGTCTTTTGGGATTCAGGGTCAGCAACAACAGGGGCGGCAATAGCTCCTTTAATGGCTTGACCGCCACGTTCAATAAGCCTACCAAACTGATCTACGTAACCATCGTCAGTACCGTAGTCACTTTGAAACCAGCGACCAACAGTAGATACAGCTTCACCTGTACCTCTACCTAAAGACCTAGCAGTACCTTCAACAAGACCTGTTTCAGGAGGGGTAAACCCCATAGAAGTCAGATAAGCATCTGCGTCAAACTCTTGAGGCTGTTGTTGAGTTTTGGGTTGTTGGTACTGTTGTACGATAGCTTGGAGTTGCTTATCAAACGTAGCTTGATCCATTATTACCCCTCAATAAATTTGGGATTCTGCATTACTTGTGCTACTGCTGCCCAATTCTCCTGTTGAATAAGTGGGAGCAGTGCTGCTTGTTGTTTAGGAGACATTTGAGCAAAGATGTCTTTAAACATAGAGGACATATCGACAGTCTTGGCTGGTTTTGAAGCCTCTAGTGCCTTAGCTGCTCCGATGTAAGGTTGTAACGCTGCTTGTGCGCCATATAGTCTACCTTGTGCCTCAAGAGCACCAATATTAGCTAACGCTTGTTTGCCTACAAAAGGAAGTTCAGCTTCAGTTTTACGAACTGAGGCTAACGCTTGTCTACCAAGCGCGTCTTTATAACCCCCCTCTTTAATACCTTTAAGTGCGTCATACTCTGCTTGGATACCAGCCATAGCCTGATTGTAACCAATAATATCTTCAGCCCTGCCAGAACGAGGTATAGGTAACGCACTCGCTTGTTTAGCCAATTCAATCATACGCTGTTCTCGTTGTGATTGTTTATATTCAGCTTCTGCAAGAGACTGACGTTCTACTTCAGCTTTACGAAGGTCTTCGTTCATACTAAACCCACCAGTAGCTTTACCTGATTGTGGGTCCATCATAATCTTACCACGATTATTTGCAGACCCAAAATAACCAGAAATCCCTGTGGGTATCATACCTGTAGGTTCGGATGGAGTTACTGGAGTTTCACCTTGAAGGGTATATGCTCCGTGTGATGCTACCATAGCCGGTAGAGTTCGTGGCGGTAGTGGCCCCATATAATCTACTGTAGTTTTTAGTACAGGCATACCGTCAGGACCAGCTACTACTTTACGGGCACTTTCAGGTAGGAGATAACCAGGATGTAACGCAGGTACTTTAGGTTGTGGAGCTTGTCTAGTTACCTTACCAGTAACAGGATCACGTACTAAATCACCATAATATTCTTGTGCCATAATTATAATCTCCTATATTAGCCGTTGAACTTTGTAAGGTTAATGTTGCTCTCAGAAGCGGCCGCAGTTTGTGCAATAGATTGTGCAAGTGAGGTGTAGTTGTTGTATCTAGTAACTTCGCTAGCGGCATTTTTTGCAATGGTATCTAGCGTTGCAGAGGTCTGAGCAATCTCAGCGTCAAGTTCTAACTTAGCTCTTTGTACTTGTGCGTTAATAGCAGTAGCCCCGGCTTCAATCTTTACTTTGTTTACAGAGATAGTAGCAGTAATAGCCTCTAGCTTTGCTTTAAATGCTTGCAATTCTGCTTCTACCAAAAGCTTGTACTTAGTTACAGCAGCCTCTGTCATACGAATAAACATCTCGTCATAACGGCTAGTAAAAGATGCGTGGAACGTCTCAGCAGATATACCTTGCTGCACAGCGAACTGCCAGTTGGTTCTAGCATGTTCTTCCATGAGTTTAGTAATCTCACGGTTGAGGTTTTCCATGTCGTACTGATACTTGAGAATAGCTTCGTTACGAGCACCAGTAAGAACGTTGTTAGGAATACGATAACCACGAGCAGAGAACGAGGCGTTAATCTTGTCAAGAGAATCGTTAAGAGCTAAAAGCTTACGCCCACGATCTTGATTAAAAATAGAATCCTGTAACTCTTGAGAGATACCGTACCCACCGTTGGTAAATACATCAAGAATCTCCTGTTCAATTTGATCCATCTCCGCAGCATCCCACACATGATCTTTGTGAGGATCATACTCAAGAGGATCATATGAGGCAGTTGGGTTATAAGTAGGTAATTCAGGAATAGCCCCTACAGACATATCATAGTCACTAAAATATTGTTCAAAATTAGGTTTAGTAAATATAATATCCCACTCTGTAAAGAAAGCAGGTTTCATGTGATTTAGCGCAGCAATAGTTTCACTACGACTTTTATCAATATATGTTAGTGCTGACTCTGTTGACATTATCTATCTCTCCAAAGTTGCTAAGAAGTAAGCAGCCCCATAAACAGGAAGAGTGTGGGTTATATCTTGTGAAAAAAGACCAACTGCTAAACAACTGGTCCAAAACGATAAACAAAGTCTACACTCTATAAAATGTTTGTTGTTACCTATCCTTAATTTCGGATACTTAGAGATTATCTTTAATCTGAGGGGTTCAAATAACGATGATACACCAATAACGCAAGCACAAATATAAGCTGTTAAGGTAGCGTGTATAAACTCTATCATTTGACTTGACCTCCACCACAACATGATCGTTGTTCATTGATAGCCTGCATAACTGCTAGACTTTCTGACGTAGTACTAGTAACTCTTTGTGTGGGAGTGTTGTCAATATAATTAGTGCCGGGGCCAGCGACACCGCCGACTATTCCAGAGACTGTTCCATAACTAGACGCCTCCATAGCATACATAACATAGGCTTGCTCTATTTCTAGCTCTGGGTACGCATCTTTAGCTGCAAGTAGTAAACCAACTTTTTGGGCGAAGTCTATCTGAGTCATGGGCTTAACCGACAACTCCTCACACTTAGCACAGAACGTTGTATAGTCAAAAGGCCTCTCTAAAGTTTTCCATATATTTAATCTAGCTCCGTTATTTTGTAACATAGTAGCTCCCCTTTAAATTAAAGAAATTGGATAGTATATTGTTTCTGGCCCCAAACCAAAGGTTGGGTCATATTTTTCAACAACAGCTATTATTTCTCCATCAATATTAGAACTTTTAACGTTAATCATACCAGAATGAGACACCGCTTCAATAAAGAAGTTATACATCACGCCAAGCTCAGAGTGCTTAACATAGCTACCACAAGGTATACTTGGAACTAAATTTAACACGTTTAGTGGAATTTCAACAGTTCCATAATTAGCGACTCCCGTTTGACACCACAGAAAACGCTGATCCCTAGATTTGGCTACGTAAGGATCGGTGACAAAATTACGCAACCATTCGGGGAAAAACATGTACCTACCTCCATCTAACACTACCAGCGACCCAGGCGTGGCTTCTTCGTAGCAGTTACCATAAGCATTATAAAAACCATATTGAGTAAGTTCAGGATCATTCAACGGTATACCCCCTGCCATCGAAGGTTCGGGCGTAGGGAATAAAAAAAACCTATGAGGGTCATACAAAGACTCTTCTGTATAACTATCTAAGATTGTTTCAGTAGTACCTTGGAGCATAACTATCTTAGAAGTTTTTGTGAAGGATTCACTCCTAACGGCTACCTTTAGAAACATCATCGGATAACCAACCGCCACAGCAACAAAACCCTCTGACCCCCCAGAAAATATTAGTGTTTGAGTTGTTTCTTTGTATAGTGCAACCTGCTCAGTTTGGTTTACGTAGAGTAATTTGGTTTCTGTAAATACACAGTTTTCCGAAATTGAACCCGTTCCTGATGCAGAGTTGGGAGCGCAATCTATACCGTTGACAGCAGTAAGTTTGTATGAGTAATTTAACTGGCGATCAGTTTTAAATAGAAATAAATCATTACCCCACAAATTTATCTTAACTTCTGTATTAATTGGTATTGAATGTGTGTGATTAGACGAGTGTGACAAAATAGCAGGACAATCCCCACCATTAGGGGTGCATTGATAAATACACGTTACAGGCCAAGTACAGGGATCACTCATAGACACACCCATGTATATACGCCAAACGGAACCATTAGTTTAGTTTGTTGTGTTAAGGTCGATGAACACTTTGCCGCTGGTGAACAATCAGATTGTTCTGATGCTGTACTGCAAAAATAGGTATCACCTTGTTGTGTATAGCATAGGTACACTTTGCTTGTTACTTCAGATTGGATAGTACCTTCGATATTACCGTAGGCTGAACTACCTTCAGGTTTACAAGCACAAGGACAATCAGTTGTATAAATCTGATATAACCCCTGCACATATTCATATTTTTTATTACCCTCAACCACTGAGGTAGTTTGGACCGATGCTGATCCAGTAGCCTCAAAAGGGTCACAATATCTAGCACTATCATCTACAACTTCAGAACATCCTNCCGTAAATGATCTTAGGGTAGTATTTTTCAGAAGGCATTGAGGGTTTCCCCAGAAACCGGCGGAACCTACTATCTGAATTGTTACAGACCCAGAGACAGATACTTCACCACACCGAATAGTAGCCCCGACAGTAATATCGTNAGTCCCCGGTGGATAACATTCAGATTCCAGAACTGCACAGTTTGTACCTTCGGTAGCTATGACAGGACCACTCCAAGTTACTGTTGACGTACAAGGTGAACAAAACCAAGGATGCCCCTCAGAGTTAATAGCAGCAGCGCAGAACTGTGAGCCATTACGTGTAATCTGTACTGTATCAGGTAAAAATTCAGAACGTGATTTGCGTTCTGTGGACGTATCTTGGGTGCTATCACCTCTAACGCTGTATTGGTTATTATGGTAAACAACTAAGGTACTAAAGAGTGTATCACCCTCATACAAACTTTCTGTTGTTGCCACATACGTAATTGAACTTCCATCAGCAGTACCTGCAAGTGTTTTAGACAGAACGTGTTGTTTTTTAGCTGTTAATGTGTCACCGTTAGAACAGACTGCTGAAGTACTGTTGATTATATACCAAGGTAGATCGGGATACCGTAAGCTAGACGTTAAAATGACGTCCCAATTTGTTCCTATTAAATCAAAAGTTTTAGTACTAACCAGTGCCGTTATCAGGGTAGACCCTTCTTCATAGTTTACGACTGCATAAAAAACACCGTCAATAAATCGTAGTCCTAAAATGTATGCAAAAGAGCTACCTACCTTTGGGCCAACCCCAACAACTACACCCCCACTATAAATATTGTGGTAAAATCCCGAACAGGAACGACCGTCTCCTACACATGGTATTGGGAATTGACAGGAAACCTGCGAGTGTATATTAGGTGAGCCTTTCCACGAATATACTATATCATCAGCAACTGTGTAAAAATTACCATACCCTGAGTTTTCCAACAAGTGTTCAACATTAGAGATCCCCCCATCTGGGGTCATTAAAAATGACGCATTATCACTGTCGATGATTGGGAAAACACAACTAGTTGTAAGAGCTTCTATGCTTTTAGTTGTGGTATTATATCCCCACCCGCCCCTAATTATAGGTGTGTTTATTTCTCCACCAAAAAGTGATACATACTCTACTGAGCCGGTTCTAGGGTGAAACACAAACCCACTAATACCTTCAGTAATAAACTGTATAACACCATCTTCAGAATCATATTTTCTGATGCGAATTATACAATCATCAAGTGCTATATTTTTAACAGTACCATCTAGAGTATCAAACTGGTTCTTAGCATATTCAAGATATTGTGCTGCAATATCGCCATTATCTAATATCTCAAAGCGGATCATAGTTAAACTGCTTTGTATACACCTGAAAGATAAACAGTCATAGTTGTATCCATAGCCAATCCAGTTAATGCTCCGCCAGATGCAAAAGTATACAGCTTAATGGTGGTAGCCCCTGAGTCAACAATGGCAGTAGGTGTACCAGAAAATGTTGCGGTTGCCATTGCAATATTAACAACGCTTGAATGTGCAGAGGTAAAAGGAAGCCCTGATACATATAATGCGCCAGTACCCGTATGAGCAGACCAAGCAAGCTCACAGTTAAAATAAACCAACGCCCCTTGCTTCGTATAAGTTCCAATCTGTGCAGTGTATGTAGCTGCGCCTGCTGACGTTAACCCGAATGCTCCAGGTGTAAAAGTTCCAGTAGTAATGAGTGGTGTATTTATTGCGGGATTCGTAATAAAAACCGCCTTAGCACCAGCAGGGAAATCAACCAAAGAGTTGGCGTTACTGGACTTAATGACGGAGGTCCTAGCTAACGTGTTTGTATTATAAGTGCCTAGCCCTAATTCCCAGTTACCACCGTCGTCATCTATACAATAATAACAAGTGTCATTGTTCGACATTGCAGAACTAAACGTTCTAGCCCCCAACACAGCACCAGTTAACGTGAACACACCTGTTCCGGTAGTTGCTGATGCCTCTTTTACCCTATCTGCTATAATATGAGCCATAATACCCTCGTTAGTAAATTGAACGCTTAAGCTGATCTACTCTACAATCAACTTGTGAGACTTCTGTTTCGCTAGTACCTTCAACAGCTACTTGCCAATGTGTTCCCCTCAAACCTTTGTGAGTCTTCACACGTCTACGATGGAGTCCAGTACTATCATCTTGACCTATCAGATAAGAATCCCGCTGTTTGACTTCATCAGTGTTCAGGTTAACAGTAATATCACCTGTAGCACGACAGTGTACGTACATATCCGAAAGAGCTTTTAAGTTTGTAGTACCAAGTTCAGATAAAGGCCCCGTCACTTTCCATTGAATTATTGATGTAAGGTCTTTAGTGCCAGTAATTTTAAACAGACCGTCAGTGGAAGTAGCGTAATAATCTGAACCAATCTTCATTAGCCCATTGAAGTTATAATTGGTATAGACAAAGTGACCACCAGTTGCGGTGTTTACTCCAAACGTCGTTTGCTGAGTAGAGGCTAACTGAACATCGTTAGTCATATAACCCAAAGCGTTGAGAGTCAGTTCAACAATACCGTCAAGTGTTGGGGGAGAAGTAATAGCCCCAGTACCTGTTAGAACTATATCTATAGAACCGTCTACTCTTAGAACTGTTGTTATTGATCCAGTTGCAAGTAAGGAAACCGCTGCACCTGAGCTAACTGAGTTTACTGCTGTATAAGAACCTGTACAAGACAAGCCTATAGGTACGTCACCAGCAATAGCATTAACAGAGGCAACGTCCATAGCAACTGTTGTAATTATCTCAACAGAGCCTGTAACGTAGCGGTCTGTACTTAATACTGTACCAGTTGCGGTCAAGTTGACTGTAGCTGAGCCAGTAACTACAAAGTCAGGAAGGGCTGCGAAAGCCCCTCCTGCCGTAATGGAAATAGGAGAAGTAACTGTTAGAAATGGCTCGTTAAGAGCACCTTCTAAGTTTACCCCTATAGGATAAAAACCTATTGGTGAGTAACCAATCATTTATTATCCTTTAGATACACTCATAGAGAACGAAGTAACCGTTACTTGCTGACCGATGGAAATTGTAGTGTTATCAATAGTAGCATCTCCAGAACCACCAGCCACAGTAATTGAACCATCTAGACGGGCATAGCTTGTAGAAGCACCAGTACCAGCATCAGCACCATCACACAGATAACGGAACCAACCAGCAGTGCCAGCAGCAACACCAAGGCCAGACCACGTACCGTTTTTAGTAAACACACCACTGGATGCCGGGAAAGTAAACGTTAATCCATTTACAGCAGCAACACCTGCGGTAGTAGGTAGACCGCCGTTAGAAACAGTAGCACCAAGTGTGGTCGAGGTAGCGGCACAAACAGCAGTGTTCAGCGAAGTACCGCTTCCAGCAGGACCACTGATATACACTACAGCTGCGTTGGATGTAGCTACATAATCTACAATAGTGTACCCGTTTGTAATTGCAGCAGCGACAGCGTTAGCGGTAGTAGTCAAATCTGTAGTAAAACTGATTGGAGTAGAAATAAGCTCAACACCACCAATCTTCACCGAGTCAAGTGAACCAGAAGCACCACTGAGAGTCAGGGTCCAAACAGGTACAGTTTCAGCAGTAAAAGTCCCCGCAGCATTTGTGACAGTACACAGCAGAGTACCGTTCGAAGCAGTGTCAGCGTTAGTTGGCTGAATACCACTATACAGTTGCAACCGCCCATTAGTTACAACACTCCTATAACCAGCCCTATCTGCAATTCGGTTAGCAGCACCAGTAGATACTTTAATAGCCATTTGATTTGTTCTCCTTTGTGTTAAACGTCGGATTGGTCAACGTCAATAGTTGGTTTTACATATGGGTTATATACAGAATCTTTATCAAGGCAAGTAATGTAATGATAAAGACCGTTCTGTTCTCTAAGAACTGCACAGCCTTGTTGAGCTTCAGGTAACGTAAAGGTATTAAGAGAAAGATTAACTAAGTTACCGCCGTTACCACCCACACAGATACCATGCTCTGATGCAAAGATAACTACTGAGCCGTTCATCTGTGAAGCAGGTACATAACTACCCGAAGTCTTAACAGCCGTGTACGGTACTGCTCCATAGTTAGAAACACGCTCTACAACAAAACCGTTGTCGCTGTATGGGTCACGTCCGTTAAGGAAAGCAATCTCACGATCAGAACCCACATATAACCCATCGTCCACAAATGCTAAAAGTGTAATCGCAGAGTCTAAAGAAAAGACCAAATAACGACGTTCATCACATCTGTTAAGAGAGTTGTCAAAAGCATCTGTGCAGTACAGATCAGGACCAGAGGCAATATAAAGCCTACCGTTGAAATAAGTAATCATATGACCGTAAGGACTCTCTACCTTAAATTCTCCAATAGGTAAGTCCATAGGAACCAAAGTATTACCTAAAAGAAGACCTTTATCAGTAACAGACCAAAACGCTACTAGGTCGTTTACTTGTTCGTAACATAGTCGGTTGTCTGAGTTAAGGACGGTAACTGCTGTTGAAGTAGTTCCGTCAAAATGGTAGAGAATACCAGCAGAGACGTAGTAAGCATCTGTACCATTGCCCCAACCAGAATGGGATGCTAGAGCGTGTACTTGAGTATACCCTTTACGGGTAGTAAATCCACCNCTGTTGTTTGGGTCTACGTTAACAAGTAGTTCACACTCACCTTTACTCAGATCAAGATAAGCAGGGTCAGTTACGTTGTTCATCCCAGAGAACGAGAACGTAGCTGACTCTACCTCACCTGTTCGTTGATTTTGAGATATAGAACCCATTAGCGGAACGCATCCAGAGAGTTATTAGGTTTAAGACGGCGATCAAGAAACTCTTCTTCTTGCTTAATCTCGTCAATATCTTTCATGAATCTAGCTTCGTAACGATCACGTTTTTCCATGTCAAACGCCTCAGCGTCCTGCTTACCATACATCCACATAAGAATACCGTTAATCATAAGCTCTTGGTACTGCTCTTTAAACTCAGGAGTATCTGTATCACTAGATAGTTTAGCAAGAGGCATACGCTTTACGTTAAGCCTCAAGGTGTCACTAGAAGTTAGTCGATAGTTGAGAGCGATACGGTTAGTATCAAGATCAGTAGCGTATTCAGTAGGCATACCAATTACTTGTTCCCACCAAGAGTTTTGTTGCCATTTTTGTGCAGATACTTTTGTCAACCGCCATTGACTAACTGTCCACTTAACTTCCATAATCTCAAGAATCTTAGGAGATAGTGCAAAGGAATAAGGGGCTACAAGCTGCCCGTACAACCACGAGTTAACGTTGTTGTACCAAGCTAAGTCTTGTGCGTAAAAAGAGTCACTAGCAGCTTTAGTGGTAAGGTCTGCCAGATCAGTAGGAGGTGCTACAGCAATACGACAAATATCAGGTGTGATGGAGTCACGAATACACTTAGTTTCTCGTGCAATGTGATTATACACTCTGTTTATATAGAGATTCATTTCAGCTTTAGGCCACAACTTATCACTGTCAATAGAGGCAGTGTCTCTAGCTATAGTCCAAGCTTCTTCTCGTAACTCTTTTAAAGTCATTTATACAAATCCTTTAGTCGAGATCATGTTTAAAGTCAAAGTAGATTTCTTCCATCATTTCATCAGTAACTACAAATCCACAAATAGCTCCAATGTTTTCTTTTGAGTGCCTGCCGTCCACAATCATGTTAGGAGGTAAAATCTTTACAGCGTTCTTAGCACTCATAATCTTATCAGAATCCGTCATTTTAATTGCACTCGATTCCCGCTGTTCAGGAACTTCTTCGTCGTTAAATTTTTCTACCCGTTGAATAGATTTACCTTGTGGTTTCTTTTCTAACAACTGTGCTACAGCCACTTCAAGATTAAATACACGTTCAAGCAAACTATCTACAGTCGCTTCATAGTCTATAATAGATTCAGTAGCTTTATCAATTTTCTCTTCATGTTTAACAACACATTCTGTATCTTTTTCAAACTGTTCCATCATTTCTTTTTGTACTTTACTCATCCGGGCCATTAGTGGTATCCTTTGTTTTAGTTAGTTGATAAGAGTAGTGGGGGCCAGTTTAACCCAGCCCCCGCTCTTCGTTAGTTAGCTATTAAACCCCAATACCTTCAATTACAGTAGGCAGTTGGTAGAAGAACAGCGTAATGGTACCTGCACCCGTTGCCAGAGCAGTAACAGCAGAAGCCGAAACTACAGCAGGGCATACGTAGGTGTCAGTAGCAGCAGTGTGCAGAGTATAATCGTGCGCGTTAGCAGTAAAACCAGTTACGTTACCTGTAGCCTGAAAGCCTACAATAACATAATCACCAGAAGCCAGTAGCACATCGTTGTCAGCAGCTACTGTAAACTTTGCAGTTTGCAGCAGACCACTAGGACGAGGGCTTTGAGTCAGAGTTGCATCAGCCATAATAGTATTCTCCTTAGTTAGATAAACTAGCAGGGGTATTTAGCCCCTGCCAGTCGTTAGTTAGTTGTTAGGCGTTCTTCCAGAAGTCAACACCGATCAGTTGAGGCTTGATGATGTTGAAACCATACACTTGCAGACCTTGCATCATCTTACCAAAAGCAAACGGGTTGTCGATGATACGGCTCTCAGTGATCTGAGTAGCAAAGGTAGTGGCGTAGGAAGTACCAAAGATGATAGCCGACGGATCGGTAACAGCTTCAGTAGATTTCGGAATGTTGTTAGAGCCAATAATCTCAAAACCACCAACCTTCGGAACTTGGTTGGACAGCAGGTTAGCCGAGTTCTGACCAGTAGCGTAAGCTTGACCAAACAGGTTATCGGCAGACATAGTTTTCAGAACTTGCATTGCCCACATAGGAACGATAGCAAAGCGACCTTCTGCCGGGGCGTTGTTCTCATCCAGATACCGACCGAACTGAAGGATACGAGCAGTAATCTCGTTACCGGTGTTCGCAGAGAACGAAGCAGCTGAAGTACCCAGAGATACAGTAGTACCAGTTGCAGTGGTTGCGCCGTTTACCAGAGCACCAAGAGCAGTGGTGTACGAGCTTTGCAGGTTGGTGTTGGCGTTAGCAGCAACGTAACCACTAATAGTAGTAGCAGCCTGACCACCAGCAACTGCACCAGCAGCAGCGATAGAAATCAGAACGTTCTTGTCAATGACCTGAGCCATCTGCTTAGTAGCATCGTCAGCCCACTCGTTCATCAGCTTAATATCAGACTGGAACTCATCAACCTTGTCAATAGCGAACGAGAAGCCTTCGCCTTGGTCAATCTTCAAGGTGACATACGGGGATTCCGGATTCTGAACAGGCAGAACCATACCCTTCTTATAACGGAAAGTGTCAATAGTCGGACGAGTACGGATGTACACAGTATCGCCAAACGATTTGATGTCACCTTCATATTCCGTGTTGGAGATTTTAGCCCACACGGTTTGAGGGTAGAACTTCTTAATCAGAAGTTTGGAATAAATTGCGGGGATGTACTGACTTGCACTGCCAGTACTGTAATCAGGTGCGCCGGGGGAAACGGGAAATACGCTCACGGTTATTCTCCTTTAGATGTTGTTGGTTTAGTGGATTCTACCTTCAGTCATAGCTAAAAGTAGATCATCCCACATTTGTTTAGATTGCTCAGGGGTATACTTACCCATACGGTCGTTCTTTTCAAATTCGCTGATGGTGTCTTTGGTCCAAACAGGTTTATCATCAGCTTTAGGTGCTACATGTGTGGTGTTTCTACTAGGAGCAACCATTGCAGTTTTAGCTGGATTAGGTTGCTCAGGTTTTTTAGGAGGTGCTGTCTGCTCTTTATAAAGGTTAAACACTTTAGACAACCGATCAGCATCCCAGTTATTGTTATATTGTTGTACTAACTCCCCGTAGGTATATAGACCACTAGGGTCGGGTTGTTGAAGAAAATCAATAAACTTTGGGTCTTTACCTTCCCACAGATCACGCCAATCCGGGGCTTGTTCGTCGAGAAAACTCATAAAGCTTTGTTGAGCAGCTTTAATCTGAGTCTCTTCTACAGAAAGAACTTGATCTTGGACAGGTTGGATAGAGGTTTTAATTTTAGCGTCGGTTTCAGCTTGTACAACTGCACGAAGTTTAGCTACAAAATCTGGACCGTATTCCTCTTCAAACTGGCTAATCAAATCAGGTTCAGCAGACTCTTTAGGTTTAGCTTGTTCCTGTTGCTTTTGATTAACAGCTTGCTCCAACCGCTCAAACACACTCTGTTTCAACTCACGAAGCTCTGTTTGTAACTTAGGTACTTCTGCGTTGTACTTACCTTTTAGGCTCAAGTATCTAGCTTTGAACTTCCTAAGCTCGTCTAGCTCATCATCGTGAGGAACATCGTTTTCAACTTCTTCCTCGTCACTTTGTTGAGACTCCTCCTCTTGCTGTTCAGTTTGAGACTCTTCTTGGTCCTCTTGGGTATCCTTAGTCTCATCTTCAGTTTGTTGAGTCTCTTCTTCCTCTTGTTGTGCCGGTGAGAACATTCTAGCGTGAAGTTCTTCGGCCATTTGAGCTTCTTCTTCTACTCGACGTGGGACTGACATTCTGTTACTACCTTTCTAGGGGCCATTTATTACTGGTACTCCCTTGTACGACTTGTTATAGAATTAGCCATCCATTTAACGGGTGTGGCTGTAAAGTTAGGTTCCCCAATCCTGATGGGGAGGTTGTTGCTTATTCAATTGTTGTTCTGCTGTTTCAAACATATTCAAAAGATCGTCAAGCGCAAGTGCTTTTCCTTTATGAATATCGTTCATCTCTGACGACGATCTTTTAAACCCTTCGTAGTTTTGTTTAATGAGTTCTCTAAGGTAGTTCATAAAATCGGAACCATCTTCAGAAACTTTAATTCTATAAATCATTTTAATGATAGCTTCGTTGGTATTAAGCATTTACAACTCCGGCTTCGCTACCATCTACGTTCAATCCTTGGGGGTTTTGCGGTGTACCGCCTGCACCAATCTGACCTACCATTTGGTTTACGTCAACACCAGCAGAAGCCATCAACATCTGTTGTACTGCTGCTGAGATACTTTCGTTACCTTCAAGGCGATCCATATCAGGAAGTTGAATATCGTTAGATTGAGCAATCTGAGCAAGCATAGCACCAATATTCTTTTCACCAAGAATCTGAGAGAACAGTGGGTTGGCTGTAACTTGGAGGAACTCTACTTTACGTTGAGCAGCTTGTTCACGAGCCGACAGACCAGCAACACCTTTAGCTACTACACGAGCGTCGCCTTTAATAGTATCATCATCCGTAAACTTCATGTTATAGTCGTAACACATTTGGATGTACGGGGTGATAATATCGTCGTCAATGTTGTTTACTACAGCTTTGATAGAACGACTAGCAGCAGCAAGTAATTGGGTAAATACAGTAGCAGTCCCTGCTGTTACACCTGATTGTGAAGCACCTTGAGCATACGCAGGTACAGTCATTTCATCAAGCAACCGACCAAAGAACTGCCACGCTTGGATAAGCTCACCTGCGTGCATCTGTGGTTGGTAATAAACAACTGCTGGACCTTCAGATTTCATTTGCATAGAACTAGATTCAATCTGTCTCCACGGATAGATAGGAATCTTAGAGTCTACACGATCTTTATCTACTTCTGCCATCGGACCAGAAGCAATAGCAATGTTGTTAATCATAGCCCGAACAATTGCGTTCAGAGCATCTTCAATAGGACCAGCAAACTCAAGTAGACCTTCACCCCAAATCCACTCAGGGTTCTTAGCCCAACTAGTTACGTGATAAGGCTTACGCCCTAAGTTATCTGGGTTAATAACTGCTTTGATTACGTGTTTACCAATCTTCCAACAGTTAGCTTGATATTGTACAGCGGGATCAATATCACCTTCAGCACCCCACTCAATAAGAAGTTTACCTGAAACAGTTCCCCAAAACTCCTGAGCGTAAATAAGATCAGAGGCAAGATCAGTTGTGTTGTTGGTTACAGGGGTTGTACTGGTTACGTTAGTCCGTTCTTTAGTAACCTGTTTAACAGCAGTCTCATCGTCAATAGTAAACCACTTAGATTTTAGATCACCTTTGGAGTACTCGTCAAGTACAGCACGAATCTCTTGTTCACTATAACCGGGTACGCCAATAAGATTCGACAGAGCTTGTTTAGAAATCTCGTGGACTTCAATAACGTCTCCGTCGTTGATAGTAGCCATACCTTTAGACGGGTAGAAGTTAAACGGAGATACACAGTACGTGTCAAGAACTAAGGTGTCGATTGTTTCAAGAACATACCCGTCAGCAGTTGCTACCCAACTTTGTTTTTTCTTTTGGGTAAGTACAGGACCTTTGATGATACCAGCTTTCAGACGAATGAAGTAGTACAAGAAGTTCTTGAACGCATCGTTCCAGTTACCCTCTTGATTCTGATCTTTAATAAGGTTGGACACTCGCTTACAACGTTCTTTAGCTTCTTTAGACAGTTGCTCACGAGCTTTGTCAAGGTTCTCTTGGTAGAAGTCGTTCATCATACGAGCAACTTGTTGAGAGTCTACAGGCTGTCCAGACATGAGAAGCTGTTGTTCAACTTGAGCAGCGTAAGCTTGTGTCTCTTGAGCAACCTGTTGTTGCGTGGTGTCTGGGAGGTCAGGAACAACGGTAGGTTCCAACGTCCAAGGGTTGTCTGTTTGGTCCCCTTTGTAAATGTCCCGAATCCACGAGTAAGCAGCCCGTGCTTTATTTTCACCAGTACGAATGTATGCTTCACTACCACGGAACGCTTTAATAGCAGCAAGTTTGGCTTGATCGTACTCACCACGAACACGTCGTAGAGTGTTTACCATCTCTGCACGTACTTGCTTGTTATCCTTTTGTACGGTAGCCCACACTGAGTCGATGTGAGTTGATAGTTTAGACACTACCTGATTCTCATCTTCTCTGTTACTAATCTGACCGAGCTTCTCTTCAAGAAAAGCAATATCAGATTCAGGATTAGGAACAGTCTCTGGTTTTGTAATTGGTAGAGCCATATTAAGGTTTTACCTTTTTAGGTTTAATTTTAGCGTTAACCCTGTCTTCGGTATCTTTAGGAAGAACTGTAGGAGAGTCATCACCAACGGTTCGCTTTAGAACTGTTTTACCTGTAGCTTTAGTTAACTCGTAGCCATCTTTAACAGCTACACCAAACTCTTTAGCACCTTTTTTAATAATCTCAGTAAGATCAGCCATTAGTTACCCCAAATTTTCAAGTTTATAAACAGTTTTATAGTATTTAGCTACCAGATCGTCAATAATGTTAGCTACAGAAGGACAGCCGTTAGCAATCTTATCTTTGTTGTCTTCAATCCACTTAGCTTCTTCTTTAACGTGAGTACAAACACACTCAGGCATTGACATAGCGTAAGTCTTAAGGTTTGTTAACAAGCCATACTTACCTTGATACGCTTCAACAATTTCATCAAGAGAGTCAACAAGTGCATCATACAAATCTTGAAATGCAATGTGTTTACTGTATTTCTGAGTGTTCCAGTGAGCAAAGTGCAAAATATCACGAGTACTAAATACTTTAGCAATCAAATCTGTGATAAGCCCTTGTTCGGCAGGTTTAATTTTTTCTTTAAGACCTTGTTTAATGATAGCAGTTAAATCTGACATAAGCCTTCTCCCTTGTTTTTAGATACAAGCTTTAAGATACTGGTTAAAATCTACGACGTTTGTTTTACTTTGAGGACTTTGTGGATATTGCCACACACCTGTACCTAAAGATTTAACTAGATAACGGACGCAGTCTAATAAGTGGTCATTTTTCTTAATAATTTTACCTTTTTCATCTCTACTGTACAAGTTATACTCTCTAATTAAACTCGTACAACTAGAAAAAATCTTTAACCTACCGGTAGACAACCGTTGCCACACTTCATATATACCAGCTTCAACTGCGTTATCTGCTGGATAAATATTAAGCCCTTCTTTTTTGTACATCTGAAATAGATTTTGACCATCAATTTGAGATCTACCCCTAGAAGCGGGGTCAATTACCCCTTTTAACCACTCCCCACGAGATTTTATAGCTTTTGCGTGAATAACAGGCTCTGCTTCACCCTGTTTGTGTTCACTATAAAGGTAAACAACGTCATTTTCTTTGTCCCACGCTCCAAAAATAGCAGCCGTAGCCTGCCAGCCAACATCTAAAGCGTATGCTTTTTGCCAAAACTTGGGTATTTGAAAGTCTGCAACAGTTACGTTGTTAATATCTATTGGATAAATACGTCCTGAACCTGCTGTTGGGATACCTTTAGAACGTGCTTCTCGTAGTTGCGGAGGTGTTGCAGCTAGCATCTGGTCAATTTCTTCGGGTTTAAGGTGAGGCACATCCCACCACGTACAGTTAGTAACAAACTTTGGATATTGTGAATCACTAAACTGATCGCTCTCAATAAACGAGAGTACCAAATCAGTCAAACCAGACAACGGGGTAAACGTAAGAACCGTAAAACCACCACTCGTCATGGTACGAATCAAGGCTTCAGAGTATACATCCTGACTAACCTCCTCATCTAAAAACACACCGTCAAAAACCTGACCTTGGAAAATCTGCCTACCTTGGTCATAACTCTTTAACTGGATGGTGGACGTACCTCCTGACACGTGCCTTACGTGAATAAGCTCGTAAGCATCTGGTATATTTCGTTTAGGTCTTGTGTCTACTATTAAATCTTTAGGTAACATACCTGTTCCAAAATCATGAGTAGGTCCACATAAACCAAATTGAATAATATCTCGGGTTGTTTGAGATGTGTCGCCAGCAGCAAGTAACTCTACAGGTCTGTTATAACGTCTGCCTACCCACCACTCTGGATAAAGACCTGTTAAATGACAAGTCATTTCATATAGTGCTGAAATGGTTTTTCCCGAGTTAGATACAGACAAACCATTTGCTAACAAAAACATATGATCTGCTGAGGCTACAGTTATATCATACGTCTGTTCGTAAGAACCCGTATAAACGGGTGTGAGTTTTATAGCCTCTAATCTTGATCTAGAGCCTGTTGAAATTGAAGAATTAGGTGTTGCTTTATATTTATGTTCTACATAATCAACAAGTTCAGAACAAATATACTTAACTACGTGAGGATTTCGTACTGTTGCGTTGTACACAGGGCCGTTTTTATATTTATCCCTATTGTCCTTGGATATAGATACCCCTGTGTTCCACAAAGCTAATACAGCATAAGCAAAAGCATCAATGACTGACTTAGATTGGTTTGTAAATCTAAGACTGTACCCATCTTTACTTGAATTTAAACTACCCCCTGTATCAAACAAACCCGCTACAAAGTTTAACAGTGTTTTTCTGTTCCACGTTTTAACTACTGACAAATCCACCCACTTTTCGTGAGTTAATCTGTTGTGACACCAATCTTCGTAATATTTAAATACAGGGGTGTTAACGCTGAAGCTGTGATTATTTGATTTAAGCTTCTTATACGTAGTGTTTAACTCGTTAGCTATACGTTCAACTACTCTAACGTCAGAAGATGAAATTATCTGCGTGTTTCTACTCCCACACGTACAACAGCCGTCCCCAAGAAAAGCTCCAACAGAGTACGCATACGGAAAGGATACAGAACCTAGTTCAGATTTAACGTAAGTTCTACGAACTAAGTTTAGTCTTCCAAGCTTACCTGCTTCTACAACCACCTCTTTGTTAGTTTTCAAATCCCACTTGTAACTGTGAGAGTTAATCTCTATACAATCCAACTTATGGTTTGGAGTACACCTTATGTACTCTTTACCTCTATTTTGCATAGATACAACTTCCTTTACTCCGTTATCAAACTTGTTGATAACAGGTACAGGAATACCGTACCTGTCATAGACCATATCCCCTATTTTAATATCTTCAATAGGGACGGGTCCTAACGGGGTCATTACAAGAGTTCCTTTTGTCAAGCAACGGTTCGCTGCTAGGAAACACCTCTCTTTATACTTAGCTCCCGCTGCAAAGAACTCGGTGTGTTTAGCGTACAGCTCCCTACGAAACTGACCCTCTTCTGGAAAGTAATCTCGGAACTTGTTATAACGTTTATCAGCTTCCAGCACTTCAAGAGCTTCAATTACCTCTTCAAGCTCGTGTTGCGATAGTTTTGTTAACGCCGCTTCTTTGAGCGATTGTGTTAACGTATCTAAAATAGACATAATGACCCTTTATATGTTTGTCGTACTCTCTTGTATTTTACGTTAAAGATAGGACCTAAAAACTGTTTTTATATACCTACCTATACTAGGGTGTGGGTTGGATGTGTTCTAATGTGTTTTTAGGTGTTACATCTATTAAATTTTTTAACGGGGTCTCCCCTCGTTGAACTGCTTCCAGAAGAAACGGAGCCAACCGTTCTAACTTAGCTAAAGCTGTCTCAGGTGTGAGGCGTACCTCTTGAACTATTTCTTGCTTATCTGTCCACCCAAGCTCTTGTTTAATAACTAGTTGCTTGTTGGTGTTGCTCTTTTCTTCGTTGTACAAATCTTGTACGAACCAGTCTTCAATTGCTGACATGGTTTGTTTGCACAACTCTTTTGTTTCTTCGTACACACAATAGCTTCCGTACCAACTATCTTTGTCGATGTTGAGGTAGCGGCACAGACCTCGGATAGACGGTACGAACGGTTTCCCGTTCTTGTGGGTTTGACCTTGTACGAACTCAAAGTAGTCGTTGATCCGGTTGCGGAGGGTTGTCCGTGTGAACTTTCGTGGGCGACCTCGGGGTACTACCAACACCGTTGCCATCTGATCGTTGTAGTCCCGTTTTCGCTTCTCTTTCAGTTCTTTTCTGTTTTTGATTCGCTTTACAGGCTTGGTGTTGTACGTTCTTTTTTCCACTGGTGAATCTTTTGTTGGAGTGTCCATTGGTTATGGGTTCCCTTTCGTGATAGTTATTGTGTACTACTCCCTATCGTACAAAATAATTTAAACTTTAAAAAAAAAGTTCTAAAGTTTTGTGAACCGTTACCGAATAAGAAATCAGTTCTTTGTTTTTCTCTTTTTTCTTTTTTCGTAGACTTTTTACCCACGGTTTGTTTTCTTCTAGGGGGCTTGTTTCGGTCGTGGGGTTTTTCGGGAGAGTTGTTTTCGTTTTGGGGTATGTTGCGTTCTTGACCTCAAATCATGTACACCTGATAAAATACCAAGAAACATAGAGTCACGCACAGACATAGAGTAGAGGTTGGTACCCTCCGTCACTCTAACCCACATATCTGTGTGCGTGGTAACTACTGAACCAATAGGTTACATCTTAGCTGACTACTAAGATTATATTACTCTAGCTATTATTTAGCTCTTGGGGGGTAGGGGGCTTGTTTTTATGTTTTTCAGTTTAGATGTTATTTTCTGTTTTCGGGTTTTTGGGTTCTTATGTTCCTAAATCATATATCTAAGTACTTAATAATACTAGTATAATATATAATATAAAGATAGTAAAAGAGTAAAAGTATATCTAACATAATAAATAGGGATATAGAAACAGTATCCCGCCGGTAATTAAGAGCCACCCCAACAGGTGGCTATTTTTATGTCAACAGTTTAAAATACACGCTTTTAACGAGGTAGTCAGGTGCTTACCTATTGCTTACCAAGTGTTAAATACCTACACCGTTTAGTTAAAATATAACACAATCATATAAGATTTGCACATAAAAGGGGAATTTCAAATTCCAGTCCCGAGTGCATTTTGGTAAAAACAATAACAAAATACCCACCCCCTGTCTTGGTAGGCACCCCCCCCGACTTATCGCCACACTCAAGTACCGCTCCCAATAAAAGATCAATATAAATAGTAATTGTTCCTATTAAGACCAAAAGCAGTAGTGTGTCATTTTGATACAATACTTGAGTTAGTTAGTGTGTAATTAATATTCATATGCCTGTGGATAACCCTGTGGATAATGTTGTGGATAACTTTAGACGGGTATAAAAGATATACTATATGTTGTGGTGAGTGTTCTATATATTGTGGTAGGATATAATAAGCGGGAGGGGAGACAGGGCTATAGGAACGGGAACAAAAAAAAAAGCCCCCAGCTCGTCAGAGCCAAGGGCTTAATTTGTTTCTATATTATTCTATTTATTCCATTTCGTTTAGCATTTCCACAAGGTGGTTTTGGAACGCTATCACCTTTTGTTGTACCTCCTTGTCGCTGCTTTTCTTAGCTTGTTTCGTTACTGGTTCCAGATGGGCTAGTATCTCTTTCAACATCTCCACCTTAGACGCTATCACTGCTGCGTTAAAGACTTCGGTTGTCACTGGTGGTTGGCTATTACCGTGTACCGTTGCACCTTCGGTTGTTTCAATTGGCTCCTGCTTATCGCCCTTCGTGGTTTTAGGCGTGCGGGTTTTAAACTGCTTCTTGATCTCCTCGGCTAGTCCGTCTTTCCAGTACTTGTATTGCACCGTCAGGCAGTTGTACTTTTTCCAAGCTTCCGTGGTTTTGTCGTCCTTTCCGTTTTCATCTTTGTACTGTTCCCGTAACGCTTTCCGAATTTCTCCTATAACATCTTCAAATTTCTTTGCGTCTTGGTGTACGCTTTCAAACAGTTTCGTAAGTTTCTGATTTACCGTCTCCGCTCCTTTAACCGTTGCGTCAAGTGCCCGTTCCAGCTCTTTAGTTGCAGTCAGAATTTGTTTTTGTTCGGCTGACATCTTTTCGGTTGACTTGATTGCATCTTGTTTACGTTCGATAGACATAGTGTTGTTTCCTCTCTGGTTTTATAGACTGGCCTTGTCTGTTAGTGTGGCGTTGTGTTAGTTGTAGCAAGTTTATTTCTGTTTGTCAACAATTTTTATTACTGTGTGTTTTGTTACACCTGCATATACTTTGTTAAGTCTTTTTGCCTCCCGTTGGCATACGTTATAAGGTGCTCCGATGCACTGTGTCCCTGTTTTGTCCCCAATAGTCCATTTGATCGCGTACATAGTTGTTTGTCCCCTTTCCTTTGTTTGTTGGTGCTGCCTATTTGTTGTTCAATGTATCTCATAATCTTTTTATTTTGTCAACAGATTTTATTAAACCCGTTAATAAAAAAAAAATTTGGTTATATATGTATAACACGTAACTATATAGAAGAGATTTTACTTTATTAAACCGTTTAATATCGCTAGTTTATTTTCACTTTTTTGTTGATCTAGCTTTTCTTTGTGATACTATAGGCCAAACGGTAAAGATTCCAACAAGTTGTGTCTTATTAAGCACTTAATAAACAGGAGGTGAACAGAGATTATGGGAATAGATTTTATTGATAGTTTTGAATTAGCCGTTACGTACACAATGTTTTCTAACGTGCAAAAAGATCGGGACGTTGAACACTGGAACGCTGTTAAATCCGTAGTTGTAGATTTTATTAGTAGCTACGGAAACAACGTAGACAACTGGAACAACGAAACAAGAGACAGTTTTATAACAGAGGTAAACAAAGTTAAACAGCAGTTTGGTTATTAAACATTTAATAAAGAGAAAGAGGGAAAGAGTATATGAATGATAACAGGCCGTATACGTTAGGTGAGTTGCTTGGTGATTTATTTGGCACGGCCGTAGTATTTAGTTGTTTGTTCAGTATCTTTTTGTTTCTCTGTTTCGCTTTCTAATTTTGGAGGTATAAAATGACAATATCACTATTGTTCACTGATTTTTCTGAACGTGTTTTAGATAACATCTCCGCATTTTATCCAGTTAAAAACGTTACAAGTTTATCTTATATGTACGTTTGTACCACTGGTGTATTTCGTGTTGATGGTGTTTTAGATTTTCACGTAAAATTATCTTGACTTAGAAATCAAGACGTGTATAGTAACAATCAAATAAAACTTCTTAGGGGGTATCTTTTATGTGTTCATCTGGTTGTGCCTGTAAAAAGCCGTGTGTATCTTGTAACTGCTCTAAGCAAAAACCTGTACCACTTGTTATCAAAAAAGACTCGCTACTTGCTAACAGAATTTATCCTGTTGTTTGGTTGCCGGTTGAATCTGTAACAGTTTCTTATTAAACCACTTAATAAAAGGAGATTAACAAAATGAATGATTACAAAGAAATTGAAGGGCCGGTTGAAGGGTACAAGATTTTTAACAACGATCTTACCTGTAGAGGTAAGCAATACTACACAGATAAGATTAACGAACTTGACAACAATGAACCTTTGGAACTGTGTGGTAACGGCTTACACTTTTGTAAATATTTATCAGGTGTTTGGGCTTATTACGCAACTGGGCGTGTATTTAAAATCAGAGCTTATGGTGTATTAGTACAAGACGTAACACCGGGTGCTGATTGTAAATTAGTAGCTCGTAGGATTGAGTTAGTATCTGAGGTTATTTACACCGGGAACTGTAACACCGGGTACTATAACACCGGGGACTATAACACCGGGNACNNTAACACCGGGNACNNTAACACCGGGNACTATAACACCGGGAACCGTAACACCGGGAACCGTAACACCGGGGACTACTATAACACCGGGAACTGTAACACCGGGTACTATAACACCGGGGACTGTAACACCGGGAACCGTAACACCGGGTACTATAACACTGGGGATAGCTGGTCGGGGTATTTTAATCTAGGGGTGGGTAAGAAATATCTTTTTAACAAAGTTCTTAAAAGAGTTTTAACTACTAACGAAAAAGAAAGACTATATCAACTATATAACTTGATGCTCCAAGATACGCCTTTTGACGTAACACCGTTCCTTGATTTGCCTAACGCTACAAAAGCATTTCTTAAACGATACCACAAAGAGGCTATCAGGCTTCGTAAAGAAAGGGAGAATAACTAACCATGAGTGAGCTTGTTAGATTGGGCGGTGTGTGGCGTAATAAAACTAAAGGCGGTATTAACTATCTATCAGGTCAGTTAGGAGGTTACGCTCGTATGGTTATTATGCCTAACAAAGATAAAACTAAAGAAGCTGACCCTGATTACATCGTGTTTGTTCGTAACTCTAACTACGATAAGACCAAAGAAGGGGAGGGGTTTGATCTATGAGACAAGAACCAGGACTACCTGCTAGTGACAACTCACAACTGTTTGGAGTACGAAAGGGGCGATCTGTTACCTACTTTCCCCGATACCTCGACGCACTTGTACACAAGCACGAAATAAAAGGTGAGCGAGTATTTGTAACAAAAGTAACATCTCTTATTAAGTAGTTTAATAAAATACAAGAGGTTATAAAATGAACAGACCTAACTATTCCGACCTAAAAGATTTCATGCTATGGTTACACGATAACGAGCTGTTATCTGAACACATTGATACAACGAACGATTGTAGCTGTGAACTGTACGAATACATAGAGGGTGTTGTGTTAAACTATCTAAACAATGATTATTAAATAGTTTAATAAATAAGGAAAGGAAACTAAGATCATGTACGAAGGAATGTCGATACTCAACACCCACTTTCACAAAGATGTAGTAACTAACGGGGGGTTTACTACAATCAAAGACAAACGAAACGAGGCGAAAGCGTTTCTTATTAACGAGGTTCTTGACGGAAAGGTTAGAGTTGCTGTTCCTTTTAAAACTAAACCTAATTGGGATGAGTTGATTAACGAAGATTATAGATACCATGTGTTATGTACAGAGTTAAGGCAAATTAAACACAAGTACAACTATACTTTTGACATTGAAACAAGTATTGTCAAAGATTTGACTACTAACAAGCAACGAAAGCTAGGTGATCTTATTAACCTTTTAATAAAAGAACAGCTACATCTTGCGTGGTCACGCTGGATGCGTAACCCGTCTGAACAGGCGTTTCACTCGTTGATCGGTGAGATGTTGTCAGCTAAAGCGCTATCCTCTACTAACAAGGTGTTGGTTATCTCTTGTCACCTAGGTGACTACGTAACTATGAGTGGTAACACTTTAGACAAGGCGAACTTTACATCTTGCCACGATACGGACGGTTGTCACCGAGCCGGTCCTTACTCTTACATGGTAAACGCCCACCACTTTCTTGGGTATGTGTGTAACAAATGTGAGTGGGAATTGGCAAAGGACGATATTGAATACATCCCGTACAAAAAGGGTCGGTGTAACTTCTTCCTGTTTAACGTTGACGGTATTGACGTTCCGTTGATTGGTACAGGCATTACTGGAAAGTACGGGCAGTTTACAGCGTTGATGGCTAAAACTGTTCGTGAATATATTGAACATAAGTTAAAGGTTAGGTACGTTAAATCTAATAACTTAGCAGATAAAGTTATTAGTAGGACTAACGGAGCTTATTGGGACGGGTTGGAATCGTTGTCTCATCCCTGCGGTACTCGTCCGATTGTTGAACGAGCAGAGATGTGTCTTGAAAACTCTGACCCACTATGCCCTACGTGTGGATACGTACATGGTGACAACGAGCAGATTAGTTGCTGTATTGCGCTAGGTTCGTACAGCGTGTGCTGTAACTGTGGATGCGCCCTTGACGAAAATGACGTGTACTACTCACCTGACGGGGACGATCATTACTGTCAAAGCTGTTGGGACGATAGGTTTTCCCATTGTGAACGTTGTGGTTATGCATACGATATCGACGATGTTTTTAATTGTGATGACTCCTATTACTGTCCCGACTGTGCTGACCGTATAGGGTACGTTAGTTGTGACCGTTGTGGTGATATGACCCGAGATTACACAATTACTAAAGACAGTGAAAAATATTATTGTGATGGTTGTGCAGAATATCGGGTAAACTACTGCTCAGAGTGTGGTTGTTTATATGAGTTTGCTAGTAATTGGTGCAATGGTTGTGACAAATGCACTGATTGTTGTGACTGTGAACCAGAGGAAGATAATGAGGAAGAGGTGTAATATGACTGGTTATGTTCGTATTTCTAAAAAAGAATTTGATCTAAAGTAACCCTAATCACTTTAGAAGACAAACAAAATCAGGTAGTTGGTCTTATTGGAAGATTACTAAGTAGTTAATAAAANNAAGGTAAAGCTAATGAAATTATCTATATACGACGCAATCAAACTTACAGAAAATCAACTTGTTGAACGGTTTACGATTCTTGCTAGTAAACTTAACCTTGGCATGTTCTTTCACAAAGACAAGTACACACTTATAGTTGGCACACAACCTACTGTACTCGTAGCACATCTTGATACCGTACGTGGGAAAGATAAGTGTAAACCCTATGTTACAAATTCAATAATGAGAAACGCTGGTGGTGTACTTGGTGCAGACGATAGGGCTGGGGTTTATTCGTTATACCGTTTGCTTGAGATTTGTGCCGAAGATAACATTCCGTTTCCGTCTGTGTTGCTTACGTTTGACGAAGAATGTGGGGGTCTTGGAGTAAAGCAGCTTATTAAGGACTTTAATAAGGAATTTCCTACCCCGTGTAATTTGTTTGTTGAACTTG